ACGGCCGCTAGGCCGTTAGAGTGTTTAGCTATAGTTTACACAATCAACGAGTAGTTTCGGTTATTAAACAGTAGCTTACCTTCCAGTACCAAGCGCTCAAGCAACTTTTCGCGCTTAGCCTTGTTAGACTTGCCGCGTAGACCGGCTGACAATCCACGTGCTGCGTCACTTGTCGAAAAGTTACGCCATTTATCAATGCGCTTTTCTTCCAGTAACCAGGAATAAAGTGTTGCTGCATCATCCTCTTCTTGAGGGCTGACGCCTTGGCCGAGAATGCCGATTTTACAGGACAGGCTGTAGTCAATCACTCTGCTCGCACGGTTGAAGACATCAGCAGTTACTTCGGCTAGTCCTTCAGCTGCGGCAAAGACTGTTGCCACTCGTAAAGCTACTTGAGCGCCTCGACCTGCGTGCTCTGTTGTGCTGCAATATTTCTCGAGAGGTTTACTCTCAATGTCTAATCGGTTACAGTAGTCGACGTAAGCGTGAATTGCCTCGTTATTTAGCTTCAAGACTGGCGGGAGCACTCGGCCGATGTTCAACGAATTGCCATCGAAGTCGTCAAGACCCATGATATGCTCTTTCATTGCGTAAAGCTTTTCTGTTTCTGCCGTATACACACGACCAGCTTCAACGTCAGTAAAGTCAACACGACCGAGCAGTTCTGAGGCGTCCCGCTGTCGATTGCCGATGTTCGAGGGAGGACATGCGAGAATGACTCGAGCCATAAAGCCTTGGCCGTTCATTACATCATCGCAAATGTATTTGTCGAGAATTACTGGCTGGCCGGATGCGGTGATAGATACTCGTCGATCATAAACCCGGCCGGAACCTTCCTGGTTAGACTTTGCTCGCAAACGGTTTGCCTCACCGCAGTCCCAGAGTTTGGTCAACATACCTAGGGCTGTTGCCGCGTTCTTTTCATTGATTGCGGCGCCGCCGAACAGAAGACTCGCCTCGTCCACCTTGACCCGTTGGCAAGCTTGTCCGCGGATTAACGCACCAATCATTGCCTCCATGGAGAAGTCAGACAGGTTTGTGAGCGGGCTAGCTGGTAGCCGCAAATTACCCAAATGGTCAATCTGTAGCGCAAACTGTTCACGTGGCTCAGCAGGCTCTTCCTCCTCGTAGCTTGGATTTTCACCGGGCTGACCGAGCGCAAATGTTGTTGGAAGCTTTGGCTTAGCAGGTTTTCCCGGCTTAGCCTCATGCTGCGCAACTAGCATCTTGCACACTTCTTCCCAACCAGCGTTGCGCTCCATTTCGTGTTTGTCCTGGACTGCGCCAGCCAAGGAATCGCAGGAAGACTTGCCCATGCCAGAGCCAGCCCGAGTAAGCAGGAATAATGCTGTGGGTTGACCAGTAGACATATTTTGCTCTGACCAAGTATTGAACCTCGTCATTACGATATCGCCCACAGCGCCGAGTACTGCGTGACCTGCAATTGCCAGCGGAGAACGAGCTCGCTTGGCAATCTCAATAGCACCATCGCGCATCCACGTAGGGAATGCGTCTAGCGGGTACTCAAGAGTTTCCGGCTCTGGAGGCAGGTTTGACAGTGGATACTGTTTGGTCTCTGGCTCAGGAAGACTTAAGCCAACTGGCGCTGAAGATACCTGCTTTCCAGGAAGCGATAGGCTGAAGGTAACTTTCGGCAGTTCATCCTCTACAGTTTGAGCTTGCTGTCCTGGTGGGGCAACTGGGGCAGCAGCCATAACCGGCGAGATAGCTACCTTTGGAACTGGCCGCTGAGGGGGCGGAGGTGGCAGCGACATAGAAGGCTTTGGCGCTGCGTCACGCAGCATAATTTCTGCGTGAGCTTTTTGACACGCGCGAATGGCAGACTTCTGCAAGTACAAATCATACTGGGCAGGAGTACGCTTTTTCTCGATAGCTCGCTCTGGGGTATACCGTGGAGATAGCTTAAATATGCGAAGGCATGCCTCCACGTTGCACCGGACCTGCTTAGATATCCAACCGAGTAAAGCCCAGTCGCTGTTCGATCCATCTTCACCCTCGATACGGTTCCAGTGAGCCGACATCTTGGCAGACGCAATGGCGGCTTGCATTTCGTCGATATCCGGCTCAATCTGCGCTGGCAACTCAGCCAGCGCAACTTTGTTCGAATATTCAAGTTCCAGGCATTCAACGATGCCTTTGCCAATTCCTGCGAGTGGCGTAATTGAGCCGCCGCGTGGCGAGTCGTGTGGAATGACTACATAGTGACTATGGTACAGGAAGTCGAATTTGATGATGCAGTTGATTCCGTTCCAGTCACTCATATGCTGGAACTTGGCGGCGCTAAGACCGTTTGCTAACTCGAAGCCAGCCGGGACTTCATACCACATATGCAAGCCTTTGCCGGAAACACTAAGTTCCCAGTAAGTGCCGCATTCAATGGCCATTTTCTTTAAAAGTTCTTGGTGGTCAATGCGCGTCTTTCCGTCGAGTGCATATACGTCGACATCAATACAGAGCAGGCGATCTTCTTTGACCATGCCGAAAGCGATGTTGTAACTGGTGCCGATATCAATCTGCGCTTGGGAATGTTGCATCCAAGCCCAAGCGTCATTGATGCTGAACATGCGTAAGTCAGCTGTCAACTGATTCAGCTTATAGGCGAAACGGTTTGACTGGACTGGAACCTTGGGATTGCCTTCAGTAGAACGTACAACGCCCCAATTATTAAGGGCAACAAGTTTAGAGTCAATCTTACTCAAAGGAGATGTCCTGTCAATTCGAGGGGCGGCTCGATAACGAATTTGGGCCACGGTGGATCGGCGGTCCGCCAACCCCGATCCCGCTGCCTAAGGACAGAGGCAGAACCGTGGAAGGGCTAGTATGCCATAACCGACTTGAAATGTATATAACCAATTTGTAACAAAACATTACGGCTCGATATCCGACTCGATCAATGTCGGTGTCCATGCAGCGATGGGATCACCAGCTATCAGAATTGCTTTGGCTTGACTGATCGCGTACTCAGCCAAGGCGCCAGAAACCTGGGTGCGGTACGGTTCCAACAAACGTTGACGGTCTGTCAAAGCTGCCAACTCTTTTCCAGCTTTCGATGCTAATACTTGGGCATCTTCCGAGGCTTTCATCCACCGACGGAACTGTGCAGGATCATCGTCGCATTGTAGCGCATTTTGCAATGCCTTGTGCGCAGCCATTTGAGCAGAAGCTGCTAACGACGCAGAGTGGCGAACCAACAAAGTCAAGTCACCAGCTTGGCACGCTCCCAACAGACTGTCGGCTTGCGCTTTCAGTTGTCGAGGGTCACCCACACCGGAAGCCAACCGCGCGGAGAATGCTAAGTAGGCAGAAGGATCGAGGCCAGCGGCAAGTTCACTCATGCTGGCAACACGCCATAATGTCGTGGGCCGATGATTTTAAGCTTTCCGGATACAACAAGCATTTCCAGCATCTGTTCGCGGATGCCTTTGTTTGCCTTACCGCGAAGATCAGACGGAAAACCTCGTGCTGCGTCGCTTGAGGTGAAAGTCATCCACGTATCTCTGCGGCCCGGCTCAAGCAACCACTTGTGTAGCTCAAAAATGTCAGTGGAAGGCTTCGGTGGCTGAATCATGTTCTGCGCAATCAGAGCCTGCTCAACGAGCTTTTGCTTCCACTCTGTAATCTCAGCCAATAGCTCAGTTGGCGAGACAGTCTGTACACCGTTAATATGAAGCTGAAGCTTGTGGCAAATGTGGTCTAGAATGTTCATCAATTGTTTCCTTGGGTTAGTGACTGGTCCGCAGACCGAGAATAGCCGAGTTACTCCCACAGTGGTCGCAGCAGACTCGACATAGGCCTCGAGTGACTGTATGACAACGCGAAAGTATAGAGGGCATCATATACTACTTTTCCTAGAAATGGAGCAGACATTGGTTAACTTTGTGATATTTACTGCGCGTCGCAACTCAGTTAGTGGCTGGTTTCAAAGCTCTGCGGCTACAACGGCTATTAAATAGCTTCGGGTTTTTAAGGCCAGGAGCAAGCCGGCCAGCCTTTGGCCTAAAAATATCCTGTAGCTGGCTATTTTCTAGTATTCTCAAAAGCTAGAGGGATAATACAAAAGAGGATATATATCTATAAAATTATATACATATAAGACCCTCTGCTCTTTATCAATCTTGTTTACGAAAACGAGAGAAAAGAGCGGCTATTAGGCCTACCCCTTGCTGCAAGCCTTGTAAACCAAGGCCTGCAGCCGAATAGGAGCTCGGCTACAAAATAGCGGTGTGGCTATTCCAGGTCGCCTAGCGACTACTAACTCATTTCCAGCCATTGGTTATACCTGGAAATGTCTATCAACTAACCTGGTTTGTTTAGTAGTCACTAAGCTCGTTCGCTGCGCTATTCAGTTGCAGCGAGCAGCTATTAGCCTCTGCACCTGTGGGTGACAGTAAGAGAGTCGATTGATTGAAAATAAAAGTGTACACTGCTGAGAACCAGGTGTATAATGAATCATACCAACGAGCAACCACTCAGAAGGAAATCAATATGTACTTTCAAGCCACTGCCACTGTTAACGGTCAACTGTTTGAAAGCGGCTTCTTTCACGAAGGTCGTGATTGGGCTATCCGTTTGCTGGTTCGCCAAATCGGTTTCGAAAACATCGACCTCATTACTGTTGAGACAATGTAAATGAACCTTTGCAGATACTCAGTTCAAGTGAAAGTCAACAGCGGCGCCAAGTGGCAGGAAGTCATTAAGCTGTACTCAAAAGAAATTGCAGAGCAGTGTGTAGTCAACTATAGCAAAGACATTCCATCAGCAGACTTCCGGATAGTGACGTTGTTCTGACAGCCAACCAACCGAATAGCCCCTTAATTGAGGGCTTTACTTTACCTGCAATTTGCAGGTAATAAAAAAAGGCTGCCGTTGCGGTAGCCTATCAACTGCAGAATTGATGCCTCCCGACTGAGAGGCACAACCGTGTGGGCGAGTTACAACTTGAAGGACAGAATCAGCTCGGCAAACTCACGTTGAGCGTCATCAACCTCGTCAAGACTCATGCCGACAATTACACCATTCTTTGTAACCATATATCGACCACCGTCCAGCTCGAAAAGAGCCAACACATGTATTTGAGTGCCAACAGTGATGGTGCAAGCTGCGAGAGTTTTCATGATGTTCCTTTTGAGGGGGTTATGTTCCTACGTATAAAGGCCCAATTAAGGGCCTTGTTGCGAAGCAGTGAGACTTAGTAGATACCAGCTTCTTTAGCCAATTTGATGGACTCAGCTTTAGCTGCTTTAACGTTCATGCCAACTTTGTGCTCGACAGTCACGATCAACTGCGGCATTGCGAAGGTGGCCTTCACGTAAGCTTCGATGTCGTCAGTAGTTACTACGTCGAAGATGTTGCCAGCAAGGAAGAGGATGTGTTGAGTAGTCATGATGTATTCCTTTCAATTAGTTGTTTGCTTGTTGATGTGTCTATTATGCCGCCCTTCGCTACAGCTGTACACTGTTGATTGCAAATACTTTTAAAGAATAATTGAAAATAGTAGTGTACAGCCCCTCACTGTAGGCGCATAATAACTCCATCAAGACGAAACAACCCCTCAAGAGGAATACATCATGACCGCAGCGATCCAAGCAACTGTTGAAGCCTTCGTAACCGCTAAGCAAAGCCTGTTGGGTAACCTTTGGGCTCGCTGGCAGGACGAGAAAGAATATGAAGACATCAACGAATACGGTATGCGTATTGCGAAGGACTTTCCAGAAGGTTGGAAATTGATCAAGTCTTCAAAGCGTCCTTTTGGTGTCGTAGTTCAGATTGAAGCTGAACATTGGCAGATCAGTGTGACTGGCCGCTCGATAAGCTACAAACGCGTCAAGTAACCAGCAAGTAAAACAAAGCCTCCTTAGTTGGAGGCTTTCTTGTTTCTACTATTCCTCTTCGTAACCAAGATCGTTAAGCTGAGTGCGTAACCCTTCATCAAACCAGCGCTCAGCATCAGTTGTATTGCACTCGCCGCTGCTGAGCGCAAACAATCTTTGAGCTGCCTGCTTACGAGACTCACCTGAGTTGCGCTCGTTGAGCAGCTTAATCGCAGACTTCCTACCACGGTTGACTTCGGCTTCATGCCCAGCTTTCTTACAGCAGTCTGACGACCTATGCGGCATTGCGACATTCCTTGACAAAGTTAAAGTAAGCTATTCTAGCTTAGCGCCAGCTACAAAGTATAATTAACATTACGTATAGCTAACTGCTTCCTGATGTGCTCTGCATATGCCCAAACTGCAAAGACAACAAAGCCCAGAGCTGGCCGGGCTTTGTTAAGCTGTTGCCTCAAGCTGCGACTGCGGCAGTGGCAGCAGACAGCGTTTGCTTTTCAAGGTCATAAATCTCTTTTTCCAGCTTCGCAAGCTTTTCGATTGTCTTCACTAACCGAGCTTGCAGCTCAATCGGCGGCAGGATCGGAGCAGCAGCGACTGCCGTGTCACGCTGTGTGATCCGCTGGGTTGCGTCGAGTTCTTTGTTCATCTTGCTGCGGTAGTACGAAATGCAGCCAAGAGTTGTCTTCGCTTTCGGATGCCGACGGAACACAGCTTCAAGAACTTCTTCGTTGCTCTTGCCTTTTGCAAGCTCAGCGTACGCAGTGGTCTGAATTTTGAGAGTAGCCATTTGATTCACCTTTATCTATTAAAGTTGATCCCCAAACGAACTGTCTTACTCCTTGCAGCTCCATGCTTTGTGTTTCTTATGTTTACAGTATGGACTGTATTTGCTGTTCTGTACAATTGTTTATTCGTATGGCTGACAGCCTGGCAATGCACCAGGCCAATCACTATTTAACGGCCAGTCAGCACAGCTTCTTCTACGCAACGACTGAATTCGCCGTAAGCAGCGCGAATGTCAAGCGTTGCAGAGTCCATGTTGGCGTACCGCTGGATAAAGCCATTGCGGATAACAACAAACATACTGCTGTCCAGCAGACGAGCAAGTACGATAGTGATGCCACGTGCATTAGCTGCGACTGTCGCCTCAGCAATAACGAGGGCACTTTCGCCTTTCAGTTTGATGATGTCGTTGATAGCCATTTTGCTGCTCCAGGTTGGCTGGTTGTTCTACTGACGAAGCCCCAATTAAGGGGCTTGATGCGACGGTGTTGGTTAAACAAGTTTGTGAAACTTCTTATGCACCGTAACCATTCGCTTTGCACCCTTTTCAGTAGGGGTTTTACCCAATACAACGTTAGTGCCGTCTGCTTGCTCAGCGATAACGCGCCAAACACTATTAGCTTCGTCAAATTTAGCGTAAATATTAACTGTTGGGTTAACGTTCATCTCATCTTGCTCCGTTGTTTGTTTGCTTGCTTGATGGTTTTATTATGCAGCAGTAACCGGCAGCTGTACACTGCTTTATGAAATCATTTAGCTATAACCCTTGATTCGCTTATGCCGAAACAGTTATGTACGCAGTGGCTCCTTCTATATAGAATGAACACATTAACCAAACGTTGAAAGGAACAAATCATGTCTACCGCAGCTGATAACTTCAAAGCTCTGGTCACTCGTTTGAGGGCTGAAGATCGATTCTTCCACATGGATGACGACATCCTTGACCATGGCAACCTGTTTACTTTTACTGAAAAAGTAGAATTTGGTGTTATCATCGACACAGCTCGACGTGAACTGTCTGCCGACGAATTTGATGACATTGCCTACAGCTGAGGAGAAAGCAATGATTAAGAAATACTATCTCGGAGTTGTTCCAGTAAACTGCCAACTATGCAACGGACCGATGGGCAGCAAAATGTTCGACGCTGCCACCTCGATTGGTTGGGCGTGTATGTGCCAAACTTGTCACACAAAACACGGCAGAGGCCTTGGTGTAGGTAAAGGCCAACAGTACGAAAAGCAAACTGATAGCCGTTGGTTGAAAACCGCAGGCTAAGCCAGCAGCTTTGAACAAGCCCTCTTCGGAGGGCTTTGTCAGTATTGAACACTGGAGAGTAAAATGGGCACACTCGAACAACAGCGGATTGAAGCAAGCGCATATCACGCAGCGCTATGCGCTCAACTTATCAGTTTACAAGCTCGCTTTGATGCGTTAGTGTGCTATGTACTTAACACAGACTTTCAGCTTGAGGCGCGTATTACGCTTAAGCAGATTGAAGCCATCCAGAAAGCAATCGACGACAACGCAGAGGCACAATTAAAATGACCACACGTAAGTTTGAACTCATTGAAAGTAACGGCAAGCCAATCAAGGCTTGGACCAAAGGCGTGCAGGTCGAAGAGTCCGCCAAGCAGCAGCTTCGCAACCTAGCCGGCTTGCCCTTTATTCATTCGCACATCGCCGTGATGCCGGACGTCCACTTTGGCATGGGTGCAACGATCGGCAGCGTAATCGCCACCAAAGGCGCGATCATTCCAGCAGCTGTCGGTGTCGATATAGGTTGCGGAATGGCAGCCCAGCGCACAACGCTTGTCGCCAGCGATTTGCCCGACAGTTTGCTGGCTTTGCGCACTGGAATCGAGAAACGCATTCCGCACGGCCGTACCAACAATGGAATGCCCGGCGATCGCGGTGCATGGGGTGAGATGGCTCCTCAAGCTGTTGGCCCTCTCGCGGCTGAGCTCAGCGAGTTGATGAAGCGGCTCGATAAAATCATAGCCAAGCATCCTCGACTCGAAAAACCCGCTCGTCGCGCACTGACTCATGCCGGTACTCTCGGCACTGGTAACCACTTCGTTGAAATCTGCCTTGATGAATCTGACAGTGTATGGATCATGCTACATTCCGGCTCGCGCGGTATCGGCAATGCCATCGGCAGCTACTTCATCGAGAAAGCAAAGGAGGACATGAAGCGTTGGTTTATCAACTTGCCGGACAAAGACCTCGCCTATCTCCCACAGGGTTCGGAACTATATCATGACTATTGTGACGCAGTAGAATGGGCCCAGGACTTCGCCCGCTTAAACCGTGACTTGATGATGGTAGCTGCAATCGCCGCTTTGCGCGAGGCGGTACCAAAACCGTTCAAGCTTGACGAGTCTGCCGTGAACTGCCACCACAACTACGTCAGCTGGGAGAATCATTTTGGCGAAAACGTCACTGTGACCCGCAAAGGCGCGGTGCGAGCCCGTGTGGGAGACCTCGGTATCATTCCTGGAAGCATGGGTGCTCGGTCGTTTATCGTGCGAGGCAAAGGCAATCCCGACTCGTTCTGTAGTTGCTCTCATGGGGCTGGCCGGTCGATGAGCCGCACTGAAGCCCGGAAGCGCTTCACCCTGGAAGACCACGCCAAAGCTACTGCTGGTATTGAATGCCGGAAAGACGAGGAAGTCATTGACGAAACACCTGCCGCGTACAAGGATATCGAGGCAGTGATGGCCGCGCAATCTGACCTTGTTGAAATTGTGCATACGCTGCGACAAGTGGTGTGCGTCAAGGGTTGATATAGCCAATAGCTATTATACAAGGCCTCCGCTTTGTGGTAAAGTGGAGGCTTCACCTAAAAAGGAATCTACATGAAACATACATTTGGTGACGGTAAGTATACTGTCCAAGAAGATAATGGTAGCGACTTCAAAGCTTTGCGCCATGACGAAGAGTGGCGTAGTTTGACAGGCGATAGTCTTGTACTTGCAATGCTTTATGACTACGATGCTGCCCAATCCGAACTGGCTGCGCTGCGGGAAGAGCTGGCAACAGCCAATAACGCCTATCAAATTGTTCTTGAAACATGCGGTAAGGCTGTCGACAAAATGACAGCCGCCGAGCAGCGGAATGCGGAGCTGACCGAAGCGTTAGAGGGGATGGTCGAATATTTTCCTTATGGGCATTCAGACGGAGAGTGTTTCAGCATTGATAAAGCATGCAAGGTGCTGAAAAAAAACCCACTGAACCGGGAGAAAGCGAATGAGCAGTAAAATTGAAGTTGATCGGAATTTATTAGCGGAAATCTATAACCACCACGCTACAACTACTGCCCATTGCGACCAGTTGCGCGCCCTGCTCTCCGCCCCTGTCGTCGAGCGCCAGCCTGATGCTTGGGAATATTCGCCAAAGCGCCAAACATTGGCTTTGCGTCATTTTTGCACTTTCAGTCCCGACCCAAGGCCGAGCGAGGCTGACTACGAAGTCCATAAGCTTTACCGTGCCCCGCTCGAACTCGCCGAACTGCAAGCCAAATGCGAATTATCCGATATCAGGATCTCGCAGCTAACGGTGGCCATTGAACAATCAAGCAAAGCACAGCTTGAAAACTACCATATGGCAACTCGTGCATGGACAGAGCAGAAAGAACTGGAAGCCACCATCGCACGGCTGACGGCGGAGATTGAGCGGCTTATGGCAACTTGCGCAAAATCGCAAGTTGAGCGGCTGAAGGGTGGGCAGGGCGAGGCGGCATCAGTGCTCGAACTTCTGCGCGAAACATCGGGTTACTTGGATGGCAGCATCAACAATTCAGTCTGGTGCGATTCGATACTGCACAGGAAGATGAAAACCATGCTCAACAAAACAGAAGAGACCAAGTCATGAAAAATTTTGGCAATATCACTGCCCATGGGCAAGTCTACCTGTACCCAGACAAGCCAGCAGCTGACCTGGTCTGGATCGACCCAAAGGGCCACGAGAATTTCTGGTGCTCTGTTACTGGCGGGACGTCCGGTTCCAGCTCAAGCCCGCGGACTGAAGGTCGTGAAACCCTGGTTGACTCGGCCGAGAGCTACAACTGGCAGGTTGACGGGCGAGTCCACTCGATGGTCGGCGAGGTGAGAGTTGAGCTGGCGCCAAGCTCTGGCAAAGTGATAGTGGGGCAGATTCATGCGTACAAAGGACCAAATCCATTTGCCATGGTAACCTGGTGGAACGGTGTTGCGCGGGTTGATGTAAGGACTAATCCGACAGGAGCAGCCTCAAAGGTACTGTCGATTCCCTGCGAACTCGGGCAGACCTTTGAGTACGGGTTACTGGTAGGTGCCGATGGTATGCTGGCTGTTGGCCTGGACGGCCACACAACTAGCCTGCGAGTAGACCCAGCATGGAGCGAGTTCCCTTTCTACTTTAAAGCTGGCGCGTACGTAATCGACAACGATGGCCCTGAAGCAGAAGGTGGCTGGGTAGTGTACGAAACCAATCAAGTGCTTCATAAATAGTCGGGGTTGTGGCATGAGTAGCAATGTAAACAGCAATGAACTCAAGACAATCGCGCAGCGTTTACGCGAGTATATTGGGAATCCGCATCATATCGATCCGATGTCTGATGCCTTTCGGCAGCTAATTGGCGAGGCAGCAACTGCGTTATCTGCAGCCGCTAGCCAGGCCCCAGCGTACGCGGTTCCCTGCCGGAAGTATCCTAGCCGGTTTGCAGAAACTGTACCGGCATGCCTTAATACCTGCAATTGCATGCCGGCTTACTCCAGCGATCCGCCAATGATCCATGACTACGCAAAGGCTAGCGGGTTTAGCGATGAATCGAGAAAAACTAATCTTAACTACACTGACTGGTCGTCGGTACCACAACCACAAAAGGATTAACAGTGAAAATCGGCGATAAAGTACTAATTACTACTAGCGATTGGTTCTTCGCTCCAGACGCCCAGAGCTATAAGGCAGTCTGGGGCACGGTAAAAGCCATTCGCACAGACAGCGAGACGCTGGGTTTGAAGACCAACGCTCGCTCCACCAACTGGTACGTTGAAATTGGCAACATGCTGGTTGCCGGCTGCCAAGTGTTCTATGCGCTCAAGACCGACGTGATGCAGTTCAACGAGTATATCGGAATGGTATCCGAAGGCCCGCAGCCTTGCCGGGTTTATAATGCGGACTGTACAGCTGAAACCAAACCAATAGCTCTGTTGGCAGGCGGCAGCGTCAAGATCACTAAAGCCGAGTTCCAGTCAATACAAGACGCACAGAGCAGTAACCGCAACCTTGGTAACAACGCCTGGGTCCACTCATTTGTTGCTCAAGCCAACGTTGTTCTTGCCTCGCGAGGGATCAAAGGTACAGCCGTCAATGTGACCTTCCGCGCCGGCGAGATTTACGCAATTGACTATACGCTGGAGCAGTAATGGACATTCCAGCTCATGCCGACAAATGCGAACAGTGTGAGAAACTCTTTGTCGGCCTCAGCGGCTCGACGAAATGGTGTCCGTACTGCGGAGCCAAGCACGAAGGCGAGCACGTTCCCTTCCTGGAAGTTGTTGGCTATGCTCGGTCAACTGAACTCGCTCCGCTACTCGATGAACATACGCCAGACGGTCAACACTCTCTAATTGGTCTCGACCATCCAACTTGCTGGATTGAGGACGAACCGTATGAGTGGCTTGAACCACTATACCGCCTGAAGGAGAAACAAAATGGCATGGTACGATGACGATAAACAGCGTTTCGAACAGGACTTTCCAGTTGGACTTAGTAATGACGATAACATGCTGGTAACAGTTAACGTCTCTACTGGCCAAGTCACGATCCTTTGGACTCGAGAAGTTCTCGAGAAGTTTATTGCTGACGTGACTGCGACGCTCGAGGCCAAGAAGTGGCCAGTCGAACGCACTGATAACTGAATGCACCGTGTGGGTGGACTACATATAGCCTAACGGTATTGTACTCTACCCACACTTCATGACCTAATGCAAGCTCAATCAATAGGAGTTGTAAATGGAACTGAATATCAACGTCAAGGGCGACAACCCAATCGAAATCGCTATGCTACTGAAGGGCATGGTTGCTAAGCAAGTCGAGACAGTTACGAACAACTGCGCAGCTGAACCGCAGAAGTTCCAGTGGCATTGGCTAACACCTCACCTCGCGCAAGTTGGTGATGAAATGTTCATCTGGTTTGATGAAGCTGGCCAAGCTGGCGGTGTTGAGTACTCGGTAGAGGCTGCGCAGCAGGCAGTTGATACCCACGCCGCAGGGCTCGATCAACCAAAGAAAGCTGAGCCAGCAGTTGCTTGTACCGATGGTGGCTGCTTTGTCGAGTACAACTTGCTCTATGAAAATGGTTCGCACGAGCTCGCTCGCTACGGCGCTTGTCTGTATGTTGTCTGTGCTGACGGTGTTCCAGTCTGGTGTGGTCATTCCGAAACCGAAGGCCGTAAGTCAGTAGATGCGCGTGAGCGTGGAAAAACAGACGTCGATGCACTTACCAAAGATGCACAAGCCTACTGTCTAGCTGTGCCAAAAAGCGCTGTTAACTTGCCAGTTGAGCTGGAACCAAGCGCACTGCAGACCAAAGTAGCTGGGCCAGGTTTTGCCGAACCGCTGTACGAGGATGATACTAAAGTAGTTGATCCGCAGCAGCTGCAAGTTGCCAACGGTAAAGTGCCAGATGAGAATGGCTATTACTGGCAGGAAGGTACTCTTTGTCAGCTCAGTGGTTGCGCAGAGTGGCTACGGCCTGCTCGTCGTAAACGTGAGAATGGCTATTGTGCAGAGCATCGTAATAGCTAAACGCTATTATACAGAACAACCTGACAGGGCTACTATAGCCTGTCACTTTAAAAAGGAACATAGCGTGAAAAAGCCTATCTCGCAGTACGTAACCATTTCCATTCCAAAAGGCACGGGCAAGTCCCTGTGTCCAACTGCTGAGCAGACTGATGATGCTTATCGTTTCTTCGGCCTTACTCCTCCGCCTAAACAACTTGAGATGGACTTCGACAAACTTGAGCTTTATGCACTTTCCTACTACGGCGAGACTGAAAAAGTGCAAGCAGGCGGCAAAACAGTTATCATTGACAAACTGCTGGAAGGTTTTGCTATTAACAGATCAGCAGTACCAATTCGTACGCTGTTTCCCCCCGCGCAGTTCATCGGCCGAGCAACTCGCAAAGTTCCAGCTCAGTCAATTCCAAAATCCAAAGCCCAGCACAAGTTGGACAAGCTTGACTACGAACTGAAGAAGATCAAAGCTAACTTCGAAGCCGAAGCTGGTCAAGCCTATCGTAGCTTCCTTGCAGGAATCGTGCACAGTCGAATGCTATTAGGTGCTACAACATCGCCAGCGAGGCAAAGTAACTGGTACACTGCGTTACTGCACGACCTTGGCTACGCTCCTCATCAACTGAATCTTCCAGCACCGGAGTTAAACTGATGAGCAATAACACTCGTGAAGGTTTGAAGGCGAGAAAGAAGCGGCTGGAAGCTTTGCTGGAGTGCGCCCAGGGTGATCTTCACCAGCAAGAGCGGATGTACGATGAACTATCGCGCAAATGCGCTTCACTTACGCGAACTCTCGAGAAGATTGCTGCTCCACACAACTGCGGCTGTGTTCCATGCACTGGCGGCTGTAAACCGGACCCACAGGAATTGGTTGATGAGTTCCAGGAACTTGCCGCTTTGGCGCTCAAGTCAGCGGGTGTGTAATGAGCAGTGAAACTGTAGACTTGCATGCACGCGTCAAGCGGCTGGAAGCTTTGCTGGAATGTTCCAACGGCGACTTCTGCCAACTCGAGCAAATGTACGAAAAACAAACGGCTCAGCTGGCTGCGCTGGCCAAAGCGGCTGAAGCTTTCAAAGATTATGCTGAGTCAGGCTGGGATCACTTTCCTGACGTAGGCATTAACCTACGTGCAGCACTTACAGCAGTGAAGGTAGCCAAATGAAGACTGCAAAAGAAGAAGAGGAACGAAGAGCTTTTGAGAAAGCTGTTGAAAATAACAGCTTTAACGCTAAGTGGTTTCTGACACAGTACCGTGGCAGAGAAGCCATGTTTGAACTTTGGCTAGCTGCAAAAGCCCATGCGAAAGAGTCAGTTAAGCCGACGGTTAAAATTATTCCCTCTACTGCCGCTCAGACGTCTTATCCTTATATTGTTAGCCTGTTCGAAGGCGACGTGTTTAACGGCGTACTGGAAGACTTCCGCACCGAAGAAGATGCAAAGGACTGGGCAGTTGCCAACGGCTATCAGGTGGTTGAATGAAAACCAAAGAACGCGCCAAGTTTGAAGAGTGGTTTGCTGTATACGGCAACCCCGAAGTGTGCAAAGAAGCTCAGTGGCATGGCTTCTTTGGCCGTGCAGTCATGGCAAGCAAACGCCAAAATGATCCGTCCCAGGAGAAGAGCTACAGAGTGACTTTTCTTGATATACACGGTGAGCAAACCTACCGCTACGAGATGGCTACTAGCCCAAAAGAAGCGATGGCCAAAGTAGCCGCACCCAACCGTAACCATCCGTTGTATGCCAAGCGTGACGAAAGGAAAGCTTCAATCAACCCAGTGTAACACGAGGAAATATCATGCGTACTACAGAACAATGGTGGAAAGAAGTATCTGTTGACCAGGCCAAGATGGTAGAATGGCTTAAGGCACAGTATCACGGCGAGGTCACTGCTGAAAAGCGTATTCGTGACTTGATCCCTCAGTACAATGTTCAAGGCAAGAAAGCTGATCTGCTGAACAAGATTGCTGACGACGAAGGGCGCCACGCACTGTGGGTGAAAGGTCTACTTGACTCTCGAGGTATTCCAGCTGAAGTCCTCCAAAAGGAAGAACGCTACTGGAACCAAACCCTGCCAGCTTCTCCGGTGACATTCGAAGCCATTTGCGCTGTCGGCTACCACGCCGAAGTTATGCGCCTCGACCGAATCGAGTTGCTGGCGACGGATAACCGCTTTGCCGATATTGCCGAAGTTTTCGCTCGAATCCTGCCTGACGAGCAATTCCATGCGAAGGCTTTTGGCTCGCTCAGCACCATAGAAGATATTGAAGCCGCCCGCCAGGGACACGCCAGTGGTCTGAATGCCCTGGGCCTTGTTGCTTAACTGTAATTAGTTAGGGGTAAAGCTTTACTTTCCTCCAGAAAGGGTGTAGAATATCTATATCCTTCTCTTCTTTTCTCCGACTTCATTATACACGCGCAAGGAAGCTCTTTCCAGTAGAGTTTAGTCTCCTATCGGGAAGGCCTGTCGCGTTCTGCCTCGAAATACGGAATAGCATACTGCCTAGGTCTAGGCTAGTCTCTACGGAGGCCGTAGGAGACCGCAGTCTTGGTTCTATTTATAGCTCAATCTCCAGGTTTCGGCTTATCCTTATTCCTAACAGGCCTTGTACTCCTGTACACTGTGGGAGTATAATGGTTCTACACCAACTTGAACAGGAATAGCATCATGGCTTACATCAAAATTGAGCTGGCTTCTTACCTTGAGTTACAAGTTGGTGACATTTTTCGAGTAGTCCAGTCTACTGGTAACTTTGGCAAGACTGTTGAGTACGAAGTTGTTTCGAAGCCAGTTGCAGTAAACTATCCACACCCGAGCTTTCCAGACTTTATCCTGCATGATGTCCACTTCAAGGTTAAAGACCGTCAAACCGGCCGGGGCAAAACCTGTAAGTATCGTGAAGGTGCTACCAGCGTTTGGCGCAAAGCGTAATCTACCAGTAACTGATAACCCTCTTGATTGAGGGTTTTGTCAGTATTAAACAGGAGTGGCTATGCAGCAAATTAACTTCGATGGTTCTGGTATCGGCTGGTCCAACTGTATTCTCGACGCACTTGAGAAGGCAGAGCGAATGGCCGTGCTCCATAATACCCCTTGTCACCTAGTCGAAAGCCCAAAGCTGGCTATTTACAAAGTCAAACTCGATATGAGCATCCGTCCAGCGGACGTTATTCTAGAAACAGTAAACCCACCCTCGAAAAGGCAGTTCAAATGAAACAGTATGTCCTTCCGCTCGCCCGTAACTACGTCGCCCATTGGGGCTTGCTTGAATCCGTTCGTGAGTTTGTACAAAATGCTCTCGACGGCGGTGAGTGGTCCTTCGAGTTTGGCGACAGCCATCTCAGCATTTTCAGTCCAAATGGTAAGCTCGATCCGTCAACTTTGGTGCTCGGCTCTACCTCGAAAGCGGATGACGCCCACAGCATCGGCAGCTTCGGCGAAGGTTACAAGATCGCGTTGTTGGTGCTGACACGCCTCGGCTATCCAGTTGCTATCTTCAATAACGGTTTGCTTTGGGAACCTGGTTTTGAGCATAGCGAGATGTTCGGCTGTGAAGTGTTGACTATCGATGAAAAGGGATGGGAATGTAGCGGCTTGCGTATTGACATCGTCGGTCTGGATGCCGAGGACATACATGCAATTCGCAAAAGCTGTCTCCACATGCAAGACCAGTTTGGCGAAGGCGACGTTATCGAAGTTCCGCAGGGCCGAATCCTGCTTGACCGGAAGGGTGAGCTCTACGTCAATGGCTTGTATGTGAACAAGACTGAAGCCGAGTACGGCTACGATGTCAAGCCGGAATTCCTGGCACTGGAACGCGATCGCCAAACAGTTGATGGTTGGAAGTTGCAGTGGCTGCTCAAAGATATGTGGTGCGAGACCAAGCAATGGGATCGCATCGCAGCGATGACAGCCGGTGAAGTTTTTGACGTCAGCCTCGCACACTACAAAGCAATCCCTGAGCTGGATAACGCTTGCTTGAAAGTTTTTGACGAGCAGCAAGCTCCATCAAGAACTATCGCGTCTTCGCCCCAGGAAGCGGCTTCTACTGGTGGAGCCTACTACAGTCCAGCAATGTACTCCTCTGTGTCGAGAGCATCCGGCTACGCCGCACGAGTTGTCAAGCCAAAAACTCCAGCTGAGATATTGGCTGAGTGGCTCGAAGCCAATAAGAAACACATTCGCCACCGTGGCGTTAAAGCTTTCGGCAAACTGCTGGAAAGCTCTAAGACCTGGAAGCTTTAAAGCCAAATGGTATAAGCCAGGACTGTACGCCTATACACTGTGGGCGTACAATAGGCTCTACATTCCTAACAGGCTATTAGTATGTGTAAGATTGCATGGAGACTCGGGATGGAAGTCCCTGGCCTTGTAGCTGTAAAAGGCAAAAGAGTCGGCGTGCCCAAGAAGCCGGTTATTTGGTTTGGTGAGATTTGGGTAGCAGTTCCGGCCGAGAACGGCAAGACTGAGTATGACACTCGTTCTTGGCGCGCCAATAAGCCTATCACCCGTCAGCAAGCCCAGTCAGTCCTACACCAGCTTCGCGAACAGCTGATTGGCGAGCACGGCAGCGAACTCCCTTTTGACTCTGGATTCTGGATGCAGTCACGATGAGTATTTTCAAGCTATTTGGCTTATGTAAAATCAGCGAGATACCTGCAGATGTTATTCCAGGTGAACTCGCTCATAAGAATTTTGAGCTGCGGAAGGCGTTATCGGACGCAACTGCTCAAGTTATGCAAAAGACAGCAGAGATTGAGCAGTTGAGAGCTGAGTTGAGCCGGCTCAAAAACCTGCACAATACCCCCGGCCACTACGGCGTATGGTCCACATGTATGGCCTGCGGAAGGGCCCATCCCCAGGGATTACCCTGCCCAGACATGCGGGTATACGGAGGCAGTCAGCCATGAAAGATAGACATCTTCTTTTACTGACTGCAGTAGTCCTAGTTGTCGTTGGCTTATCTGTGTATCCAGGTTTCTTCAAGTGAAGCCAACAAACTGGGTATATGTCGGCTCACCAGTGTACTGCAATTGTAAAGAGGACGAAGTTGTCCGTTGTACCAAATGTAAGAAGTATAGCCTGTCCTCTGCTTGGCGTAAAGCTGGTGGAGAGTGTCCTGCCTGTGGCAAACCCTTTGAAGGAGAGGTAAGCAATGACTGAATTTCACCGCGAAAACCGTTATATCGTTATCAAGTTGAAGGACCTCAGCGAGGACCAGTTCAGCCGGCTGGAAAGTCGTATGGACAATGAAGGTATTATTGCTGTGCAAGATGCCCTCGTCATTGAGCAAGACTGGCCGGAATACGAGCCAACCTGGAAAGCAATTGAAGACCGCGTGACCACTCGGCCAATGCTAACTGAAGCCGAACAACTCCTCATTGACCAAGCTGTCAGGAGCATCTGATGAAGTACATTGTAACTGTAGACGAGCGTACTGGTAAAGAAGAGCTGTTCATGTTCCCAAAGAGCATCAACCACGACTTCTTTGCTGAAGCTGTCTCCCGTATTAAGTATGGCACCGAGCAAAATTGGGAACGTTTTCGCCGATCGCCGATCGCCGCCGGTTTTACTGACGGCACCAAGTGCACCGGCCGTTCTGAAACTTTGAACCTTGACTCTCGTGGCCCAATCGACGAGGCTTTGATTACAGTATGAACAGTCAACAACTGCAAATCTTGGCGCTGATTCATGCCAGCCATGCCAGAGTCCTCGGGATGGAAGCGGCTAACCAGCAGCGCATTGTCTGCGGCGAGAGCATCATGTACTCGGAAGACCACTTCCGCGAAGAAGCCCAGCAACTCGAAATACTCTCCGTACAGGCATTGAACTCATGAGCATTTGCGAAAATAAACTAAAGTTCATTAAGTCACAGGTCGACTTCGGTGCGAGTGTTAGCGCCCAGTCTGTACAACTGCTACTCACTGAAATCGAGTTGCTCACTTCTGCGCAAGCGCGCCGCGATGACCAAAACTTTAATGCCAAGCAGTTGCTTACCCGTGCCGCCAAAGTACTGGGCTTGGACACAGACAACACTAGCTGGTTTGAAGTTGTCGGTGAGATGGAAAAGGCCTCTCTTCTGGAAGAAGATAGTCCTTGCCAAGAAGCAGACGGCTGCCCAACAGAAGGTGCAGTGCTCAAGCGCTTTTGGCGGGCTCATCAGCAATCACAGCCTGTCGGCTACCGCTGCGCTTTCAAGAAAGAACCCGATAAGTGGATGCACTCCTGGGATCAGCCTCTGCCGAAAGAACTGAATCCGTTTGCGACCTACGAGCTACTGTACAGTTATCCTCTGCCTACTCTCGGCCCTGACCCTGTTTCCTGGGGTGCGCCGAAGACAGTCCATGAGCTGGTGCGACAGCTACTGACTTTGGATCAAAACCTGGAACCAAAGACTATGCACCGGATTCCCAATTATAAGGATGGGAACCAGGTCAAGGCCTACCACCTCAGTATTTCCAACGAGCGAGTTGACGGTACCGGCGACTTCTTGGTTCCCTGCTACAAGAAGGCAGTAGCCAACGGTGAAGGACGGCAGGTGCTTGCCTTCTGGACTAAACCTGACCCTCGGCTATTTACAGTGGAAGAAGCAGAATGAATATCGAGAAAATCTTCGAGCACCTCGACCAGCAGGAAGAGAAGCACTACCCTGGCCTGTTGGCTATCCGGCAGGAAGTCCAAGCTCTTCACCCGAAGTGGAGTGTTGACAAAGCACATTACGAAGCCAAGCTGCTTTGGATCGGCCGTAATCCAACCACTGTGGGAGAATAAGTAAGCAGCTTCTTAGAGCCAACGGGTATTGTACACCTGTTGGCTTTTTACACATAATGTCTACCTACCTTTAGAAGGAATTCAAATGCAAAAGCTTATCCTTCCTGCAAATCCAGTCCATCGCAGGCGCGAGCTACGTACATATGTAGCAGCTAGCCTTCCGCCACAGCCTACTGCTGAGGCTATCTACGAGCTGGCCGGCAATATTGACGCAGCCTATACTGTTCTCCCACAGGTGAAGGGCAAGTCGATGAATGAGCTGTGTATGAACTTGGGCCTTGCCGAAGAGACGATCGAGCTGAAAGTCTCCATTATGTCAGAGATGGTGCTGGTACTCAATGACGTAGAAAAACGTTTACAAGACGCCCAGCGTAGCGTATTGATTTTCAAAGTTCTGTCTATCGCCCTCGCGGCCGGTATGATCTACTCTGCTTGGTAGGCTACCAGCCTGCTCTCTCGCCAGCGTAGCCCCTTGTCATTTACAAATCCTTACTTTCGCGATAGCCTAGTCGGTATTAAAACCCACTAGGCTTTTCCATGTCCTCCATTAACCCAGACGAAGCGCAAGCCAAGCTCCGCGACGAGATTATCATCGAGCTCTGGGCGCTTGTCTCCGACGAAGAGTGCTCCGGTACCGCAAAGGTGTCGGCACTGAAAGAAATCGCCCGCCTTGAGGGGGTTGATAAACCGGCGTCCAAGAAAAAGGATGCCCGCTTCCAGAGCTTGGCTGACTTCTACGGCGAGATGGATGATGACGAGCCAGAAGAAGAGGAGCCAGAAGAATGACGCCGGTGCGGATGAACCGCAAACTCAAACGGGTTTGGTTCAAGCCAAAGCGCTTGAAGCTTGTTCATGGCGGACGGGCATCATCCAAGTCCTATGACTTCGCAACTGCACTTGCTCACATGGGCAGTCAGATCCAGCTGAAGATTGTAGTTGCGCGACAGTTCCAGAATTCCATCGCACAGTCAGCCAAGAGCCTTATCGAATCTCGGATTGAAGCACTTGGCCTTTCCGATCAGTACGACTTCCAGCGATCAGTTACCCTGGACAAAGTAACTGGCACAGAATACCTGTACTACGGTATCGCCCGCAACCTCCCGGAAATCAAGTCGCTTGATGGTGTCGACATCTTTGTTATTGAAGAAGCCGGTAAACTGACCAAGGAACAGTGGGAAATCATTGAGCCAACCATTCGAAAGAATGGCTCTGAAATCTGGATTATCTTCAACCCTGACCTCGCTACTGACTTCGTCTGGTCGCTGGTAACTAACCCGCCAGCCAACTCCATTATCGTACAGATCAACTACCCTGACAACCCATTCCTGTCAGAAACAATGCTGACGGTTATTAACGATGCCAAGAAGCGTCTACCGGAAGAAGATTTCAACCACATTTACCTGGGCGAACCGCGCACTGACGACCAGCTCTCCTTTATTAAGCCTTCCTGGCTGAGAGCTTGCGTTGACGCCCACATCGTCCTGAACTTCAAGCCAGTCGGGACCAAGCGCCTCGGCTTCGATATCGCTGACGCAGGGGAAGATACTTCGGCGTTAGCCGAGGCGGACGGTAACCTCCTCCTTTCGCTGGAGGAGTGGTCCTCCTCAGAAGATCAGCTACTGGAAAGCGTAAAGCATGCCTATAACCGTGCACTTGAGCTGAAAGCCAAGCTCGTACCCGACGTGATCGGTGTGGGCGCCGCAGCCGTTCCAAAGATTATCGAACTCAACGAAGCTCGTAGTGCTGTTAGCCTGTCAACTGTTGACTATGGGAAATTCCATGCCGGCGAGCGGCCGTCTGACGATGCCTACCAGGATGAATTCACCTGCGCTGAATTCTTCACCAACAAGAAGGCTGAGGCCTGGGGCAAACTGGCTGACCGTGCACGAAACACTTTCGTACTACGCCGAGCCGTTGAGAGAGGTGATGAAGACCTACCAAGCTTCCAGCCCGAAGAGCTGATGTCTATTAGCAGTGAGATGGAATGCTTTGAGAAGCTGATTCTCGAGCTGAGCGGGCCGCGAAAGATCATTGATTTGGCTGGCCGCACAATGGTGGAGAAGAAAGCAGATATGAAGAAGAGAGGCTTGCCTTCGCCCAACCTAGCGGATGCGGTTGTTATCGCAATGTATGACGGTGACAACTCTATAGGCTTCTTTGACATGGATGATGAGGACGATGGTTACTGAGTAACGAACAAAGCCCCAATTAAGGGGCTTTGTTTAGCTGAAGATTACACGTTCAAAGAGTTGATGGCAGCCTGACAGTCCCACTTTTTGAAAGCGCTGAAGTCAGCGTTAGACATATACCAGTTCAGTGCAGTAAGCTTTTCTTCTTTGCTGAAGGATTCCAATGCTTTGGCCTTAGAGGCTACTGGACAAGTAGGGTACTTATCGATAGTGCTTTGCGGATAAACAACAACACCAATAGAGTTGAACAGCGCGTTGCAAATCATGGATTGAACTGTCTCAGCAGTAACAGCGGCAACTTGTTGTTCGAAAGTTTTTTTGACGGCAGCCATTTTGACGTTCCTTTGAGAAGTGGTTGTTGCTTGTTGATGTACCTATTATGTATGTACGCGTGTGTGTTGTACGCTACTTTACCCCTTTAGGATAGAACTGATTAGCTATAACCACCAGCAGTTAATATTCCAAAATGATATTTCCGCTGCAGCACTCCTGCTGGCATAATAAACACATCAACAAGCAACAAGCAAACCAACCTAAAGCGAGTAATGAACATGACTACCACTGAAAAGAAACTGACTGCTAAAGAAAAACTGGTCGCTCAGATCGTTAACCATGAAGAGTCTTCTTATAAAGAAGAAACCTGCATGAAGATGTCGATGCGTGAATTGAAAGAAGCATGGACTGAACTGAACGAAATTGCACCTGAAATCGACGAAAGTGGTTCGCTGGTTATCATTGAGCAGCCTCAGCCGCCAGCCCCTCCGGCCAAAGAGAAAGGTACTCGTGGCCCAAGCAAGCGTGATGCGCTGTACGAAGCTTTCGACAAAGCTCACGCTGAAGGCGGTGATTTGAAAGCAGCAGCTCGTGTAGCAGCTGAAGGCACCTCTGAAGGCGTAATCAGCAGCTACCTCTGCTACTGGAGAAAAGACCGTAACATCGCTTCGACTCGTTCTTTCGGCAATACTGCTGCAAAAGCAACTAAAGGTGAAAAGGCACTTGCAGCCCTTCGCAAAATCTACGGCGAAGAGTTCGACTTCCACGCTGCCGTCGAAGATGTTCGTACTGCTATCGAAGCTGAAGAAGCAGCCAAAATGGCTGAAGCTCAACAAGCTGAAACCAACGAAGCTGCTGAATAACAACTGACAATAATGGCCCTTCTGGGGCCATTGTTCTATTGAAGAGTAATGCAAATGCAAGACAAGATTCTGAAGACTTACGCCGCTTTTAAAGGACCTAAGTACACGATCACTGCAAAAGACGAAGCTGCTGCTAGGCTCGCAGCAAGTCATTCGTCTGCTGAACTGCGCACTGCAACAGTTTTGGCAGCTGAGTACGAGCGTTCATTGGAACGTACTCGCCGTCGTGAAGCTAATAAGGGGAAATAGCTATGGGCGAGTATGCAGATATGCTCATTAATGATGAGATTGACAAGGCTTGTCGACTCGGCGACAATAAAAACCGTACTATCGCAGAGATGGCTGTAGAGACAGCAAACTGTCCACCTCCGCAACGACGGACCCAACCGTGGAAAGGCATTGGTGATCCGACTCCCCGCCATGCAGGTGTTGCCCAACCTTGGGCCCCAGTTGCTCCTTTACCGAAAGGCCTCGATCAACTGCTCGTCGGCGAAATCGCTACATGTACTGTCTGCAATATGGGCAACCTCAAGGTTTCGCTGGACCTCGGTAAGCTTCGACTCCGCGACGAGAATGGCTTTTGGCATGGTTGTGATCCTGCAGCAAAGTCTCTCTCTGACGAGATTCAAGTAGCCAAAGATCTTCCCTTCTAACTCACCAGAAAATAGTGGTGTACTCCCGAACTGCCCTTTGTCTATAATCGGACGATTAGTTCTGGAGTAACCACCCGGTGAAATTCACAAACCCTTTCCGACGCAAGCCTAAGCAGGCAGTCGTTCCAACCGCCAAGGTTGTAGATAACGACCCGCTCGACGAGAGCTATTACCCAGACAAACTCGAGTTGACAGGGATTGCAAAGTCTCTTCAGCGCACTATCTCCGACTTCGAAGTTGTTAGTTCCAACCCAATGGCTGCGATGGATGCTGCAGTAATAGCACGGGTTGGCGACTCGATGGACAAGAGCATGACAGTCGGCATGGGTTCCATGTCAGCGGCACTTGCCGAGTGGTATAACTCCCAAGGTTTTATCGGCCACCAGCAGTGTGCAATTCTTGCGCAGCATTGGCTCGTTGCCAAGGCCTGCACCATGTCTGTCGAAGACTCTGTCCGTAACGGCTGGGACGTTGACTTCAAGGGTGTTGACGACAAGGCGCATGTCGAAGAACTCACCAACAAGGTGAAAGAACTCGACAAGAAGTTCAAGACTGATGACGTCTTTACTGAAGCCGGTAAGTTCACCAACATCTTTGGCATCCGCGTACTGATTCCTATCATCGAATCCTCGGACCCGGACTACTACCAGAAACAATTCAATCCGGATGGTATTACCGCTGGGTCGTTCCGCGGCTGGTCCCAAGTCGACCCGATGTGGATCTTCCCGCTGCTTGACACTGTGGGCGCATCTGATGCTACCAGCCCACACTTCTATGATCCAGCTTTCTGGATTACCGGTGGTAAGCAATACCACCGTTCCCACCTGGTTATCCTACGCGGCGACGAACCGGCTGACATTCTCAAGCCGAGCTACATGTTCGGCGGTATCCCGCTGACGCAGCGAATTGCTGAGCGAGTCTACGCTGCCGAGCGAACTGCTAACGAAGCTCCACTTCTCGCGATGTCCAAGCGGACTACTGCGCTGAAAGTTGACATGGCGAAAGCCGGCCTCAAACGCAATGCGCTTATCAAGAAGCTGACTGACTGGATCACCTACCGCGACAACTTCGGCATTAAGCTACTTGGCAAAGACGAAGAGCTGCAGCAGACTGATACCTCGCTCGCAGATTTGGATGTTGTCATTATGACGCAATACCAAATCGTCGCAGCTATTGCAAAGACTCCGTCGACCAAACTGCTTGGTACTTCGCCAAAAGGTTTCAACCCAACAGGCGAAGGCGAAGCTGACAGTTACCACGAATTCCTGGAATCCATCCAAACCGGCTGGGGCAACCCGTTCCTCGAGCGCCACTATCTGCTGATGTCCCTCTCCTACTTCGACGGGGTTCAAATTGAACATACCTGGCAGCCAGTAGACAGTGTTAAAGCAGAAGCGCTGGCCAATATGCAGAAAGTCAAAGCTGAAACCGGCGGTGTGCTTATCGATAAGGGTGTTATTAGCCCAGATGAAGAGCGTCAACGCCTTCGCCTCGACAAGGATAGTGGCTACACCCTGACTGACGAAGAGGCGCCAGGTGTTCCCGAGCCTACTCCTCCAGAAGGCGGAGGCGGCTTCGGCGATGAAGCTGAGAACGAAGACATCAATATCCCTGTCGTCGAGGATGAAGCTGAAGGTGAAGCTGACGTCACCCAGGCAATTGCTGCAGCAGTGGCCGTCGCCGCGCTGATCGCCCAACAGCAAGATGAGCCGGCAGGTCCAGGCATCACCAGCCTGATTCGCAAACTGGCTACGGCTCTGGCGCCCACCGCTGTGGGCGAGGACAATGGCGATGCTTTGATCGGGGTCAAGCCCTCGGTAGATGGTCTAGACCAAACTGCCAAGCCAACTGTTATCTCCGGTGTTCCGGTACCGGAAAAGATCCGCAAACCTACTGACCCAACAGCAGAGTGAGATTCGGCTCCGGCCCTATACTAGTGTTATTGGGTTCACTAGCGTAGGGTTGGAGCCACCTATTTATGGCTAAATTTCAGGCAAGCAAAAAGCGTGTTTATAGTCCGCCGACCAAGGATAAGGTGGGGCAACCTCTTATCCCGTCAGCCGCTGTCGAGCAGGAGTACCGTGCAGAAATTTACGCCGCTGTTATGGAGTCACTCAACCTTCCAGGTTATGTTGGCGATGCCCTGACAGTCAGCAGTCTGAATATCCTTCGGCGAAAGGCTTATCGGATCGCGTCCCGCTTTGCGGCGAAGGTAAACCGCCACAGCCGTACTTCAGTCTGGTCCTCCTTGGAAAAGCTGAGTAAAGCAATTACTGTTGGAGTTGCAGACGTCAGTGACCTCGCCCCACAGATCCGCGATAATGTTGACTTGATTACCAATTTGTCGGCAGATGCGCAGGAAAAGCTAACTAAACTTTACATTGAGCATGGCCCAGACCAGTCCAAGATCTATCCTGAGCTGAAAGAGATGGTTGGCAACCGCGCCAAGCTTATCTCCGTAGACCAGAATGCCAAGATTTTTACTTCCCTTAACTCCGAGCGCATGAGTGCAGCCGGTATTGAGACTTTTATCTGGGACCACTCTAGCGCTGGTAAAACCCCTCGCCTATGCCACGTGAAGCGAGACGGCAAAGAGTTCCTGGTCAAAGGCGGCCCAGCTGAATTATATAACGTAGACGGTAGTGATGCAAATAACGACGATGGCTGCAAGAAAGGTGATATTGGTAAACCCGGTTATGCGATCCACTGCCGGTGCCGCATGCGACCAAAAGTCTCGCTAGATGATTGACTACTGTTGTCAGGGATGGCCTAACAACTTAACTCCCAAGGAACTACAATGGAACACTTGATCGAAAAGCTTCTGTCTTTTGGTCAGCTCTTTCTGATGGCACTCGGTGCGGCGTCTGCAAAGACGGCGTACCAGAGCTTGGCAGGTACGCCTTTCAAGTTCGGAGTCTTCCTGGCTAACCTCGCTGTAGCAGTATTTGCTGCGTGGTTGGCCGGGTCGATGATTCCGGAAACACTGACAGGCAGGGACGCTTTAATCGGAGTTGCAGCGTATATGGGCAGCACCTTTATTAAGTTGCTGGAAGACAGGTTAACCTCTAATATTGGAGGAGTAATAAAATGAATACGCTCACACTGGTACCTATGACTGTTTGGCTCACGATGCTGACACATATCTTGTGCTTTATAGGGTCAGCAGTGGTGCTGCGGCAATCCACCCACAGTGTTGCACGTATGCTTGCTGCATTCGTGCTGATTACCTCAATAGTTTATTTCGTGCTGGCTGCCATTATGCTCGCAGAACCGAGCGTAGTGGCACTGCACGCGAATAACCTGTTCGCGAATAAGTTCTTCTCGGTCTACAAGTACTACGACCTGGTGAATGCCTACACTAACCTAATAGTCATTTGGCTTGTCTCGCCTTTTGGCCGTTACCTACTGGTATGTAAGAATGAAAACGTCAAGTAAAGGTATTGCCCTCATCTCGTTTTATGAGGGCTGCAAACTAAAAGCCTACCCATGCTCTGCCGGAATCTGGACTATTGGCTTTGGCCATACTGGCAAGGATGTGTGGGCGGGCCTAGAGATTACACACGCCAGGGCTCTCGAGTTACTGGCTGTTGACCTGGCTCAGTTTGAGAAGGATGTGCTGTTCTTGACAAAGGGCAAGGTCCTAACTCAAGGTGAGTTTGACGCACTGGTCAGCTTTGCTTACAATGTCGGAAGTGATATCGACTTGGACAAGATTGCTGAGGGCCTGGGCGACTCGACGCTGTTGGCGAAGTTCACGGCTGGCGACAAGGCTGGTGCTGCCCAAGAGTTTCATAAGTGGAACAAAGCAAAAGGCAAAGTGCTGGCTGGTCTCGTCAATCGCCGTGAGGCAGAGTACCAGCTGTTTATCAGCTAGGATCAGCCAGGCATATACGCCTGGTACTCCTTATAACTAAAGTTAATCCCTTGACGTTTACTTATACCAAAACAGGGTGTAAAATCAGCGTATCAGTTTAGAGGTCCAGTTGATGGTCCAGCGAATCATTTTTGATGCAGCAGCCGGCGGCGAGAGCAAGCGCAGGGTTGATGAGAACGGTTACCTTCGTATTGATGGTTGCCCGATCACCAGCCCTGGCGTTTTCGACTACGCACGTTCGGAAGCCCAGCTTGAAGGTGACCCCAACGAACTGGTCAAAGTTTCTCGACCGGCTGAGACAGTTACCTCCCGGGCCTTCCTCGACTCTTGCCAAAATATCCCCCTTATCGACGACCACACTTACCTTGAAGGCTTGACAGTTGACGGGGCTGATGAGCCCGACGGTGTTGACCCTTCCAAGAAAGGTGTCTGTGGCATTCTGACTAACGTTCGTTGGGACGAAGCAACAGGTTGGGTTATCGGTGACATCGTGGTATACAGCCGCGCAATGATCCGCCAAATTATGGCAGGCAAGAAGACCGAGTTGTCCCTCGGTTTCACCTGCGTCTTTACTCCAGTTGATGGAGAGGCGCACGCTGCAATTCAGACCGATATGGCGGGCAACCATCTTGCCCGTGTCGATCGTGCTCGTGTCCCGGGTGCTCGCATCCTCGACTCAGCTTTTCCCAACCCGTCCAATGAGGATGAATCCATGGCTGTTAAAGCTAAAAAAGCGAAAGCTCTGGACGGCGCAGCCGTTGAGAAACTCCGCGAAATCTTGCTGCCTGCTCTGCAGCAATTCCTGTCTGAGGCTGCCCCGGCCGAAGGCGAAGGTGAGGTTCCTCCGGCCGAAGGTGAAGTCCCTCCGACTGAGGGCGAAGTTCCACCTGCCGAAGGTGAAGGTGAAGTTCCTCCAGCCGAAGTCAAAGATGACGAGGACGGCAGCATCACTGCCCTGCTGCAACAGCTACTGGCAGCCTTGGCTCCTCCAGCCGAAGGTGGCGATGAGGCTGAAGGTGAAGAAGCCGAAGCCGGTGATGAAGCTGAAGGTGAAGAAGCCGAAGGCAAAGAAAAACCGATGGGTGACGAAGAAGCCACCGCCAAGCCGGGTGTGACTATGGACTCCATGTTCAAAGCTGTCGCCGAGCGCGATAAGCTGTACGCCCGTGTTTCGAAAGTCACAGGCGCTTTCGACCATGCTGCAATGTCCACTGCCAGCGTTGCTGCCTACGGCGTTAAAAAGCTTGGTGTCAAGTGCAAAGCCGGTGATGCTGCTGTTGCCCTGAGCGCTTACCTCGACGGCGTGGAAGCTCAAGCCTCCAAAAACGTCAAAACTACCACTGCCAAAGTTGGCGACGCTGCGAGCTCCACCGAGCTCGATGCGTACCTGTCCGGCAAATAAGGAGTAAGCCATGAGCTTTCAGTCCGTAATTCGCTTTCGTCAGACCGACGGTTTCCTCGGCCAGACCATCCGAGATGTTCCAAGCGTTGTCAAAGTATGGCGCCTGAGCGAGCAAGCCACTGTACCCAACGTTTTCGGCCGTGCGTATACCAACGTTATCGCTGAATTCCCTGGCCAGAACGGTTTGCCGAGCATCCCAGTCGCCGAAATCGGCGCAGCTGACGTCGCGAACAAGTTCGCAGGTATCCTCTGCAACCCTGAGCAGCATGCTCTGGCCGGCTCCACTGCTGGTACGCTGGCGCCAAGCCTGGAACTGCCGGCTAATACCGCTGCCCAGCTGATGACCAAGGGTGAAGTTGTTGTTTCGTTCAGCACCCCTGTTGTCTATGGCGACCCGGTGTACTTCGACGACACTACCGGCGCGCTGTTCAATGCCGCTGCAACCGGCCGCACTCTGATCGCTAACGCGAAAGTTGAGCGTACTACCACTGCAGCTGGCCTGACCCCTATCAGCCTCGGCGAGTAACCCATTAACCACTGGCGCTCCGGCGCCAGTTGGCAGGAGATGTAAAATGTCCCAGATCCACAGCCACATCGCCGCGCGGGATGTTCGCGCGTTCAATATGACGCAGATCGGTGACCAAGCTGTAATGGCACTGGCCCGTATCGGTATCACCATCAGCCCACAGGTTGTGCATAAGCAGGTTCGAGCCTTGGCTGTGGGCGACTCCTCGTTCACTGCTTCGACTACCCAGGGTTCTGTCACTACCCCGATCCAGTTCCTGCAGGCCTGGTTGCCTGGTTTTGTCCAGGTTATCACTGCCGCGCGCAAGATCGACAAGTGCATTGGTATCACTACCGTCGGTAACTGGCACGACGAAGAAATCGTGCAGGGTATCGTTGAGCCGGTCGGTGGCGCAACTGAGTACGGTGACTACAGCGCTGTGCCTCTGTCCGCGCTGAACACCAACTTCGAGCGCCGCACTATCGTTCGCGGTGAGCAGGGCATGCGAGTTGCATTGCTGGAAGACGCCCGTGCGTCTGCCATGAACCTCAACGTTGCTGAGCAGAAGCGCCAAGCTGCCGCAATCGGCCTGGAAATCTTCCGTAACGCTATCGGCTTCTTCGGCTGGTTCGGCGGCGCTAACCGCACCTTCGGTCTACTGAACGACCCGATGCTGCCAGCTTACACTGCTGTTGCCGGCGGCCAATGGCCAACCAAAGACTTTCTGGCTATCACTGCTGACCTCCGTACTGCGATCGCTACCCTGCGTAACCAGTCGCAGGACACCATCGATCCGGAAAGCACTGACCTGGTCCTGCTGATTGCAACCAGCAAAATCGATTACCTGTCCACCGTTTCGGTTCAAGGTATCTCGGTTCGTGACTGGCTGACCCAGACCTACTCGCGTATTCGCGTTGAGTCGGCTCCTGAGCTGAACGACGTCGCCGCTGGCGCTGACGCTTTCTACTTGTACGCCGAAAAGGTTGACTCCTCGGTAGACGGGTCGACTGACGGCGGCGCAACCTTCACTCAGATGGTGGTGACCAAGTTCAACACCCTGGGTGTCGAAAAGCGCGCGAAGTCGTATATCGAAGACTTCGGCTCGGCTACTGCCGGTGTGCTCTGCAAGCGTCCGTTCGCGGTCGTTCGCTTCTCGGGTATCTAATACCGAGTGATAAGACAAAGGACCTTCGGGTCCTTTTTCTTTACGCTAGATTAGCTGAACTGATTACTTTGCGGCTTATTCCGATAAACCCGTCTAATCCCCGATTATTCCTTTCCTGGCTATAAGGCGGTATAATCGAGTCTACTGTCGGTGCTTTATTTAGCAACTGCACAATAACCCAATTATGAGGTGATAACCTTGCCATATGTTCTCAGCACTGCCACTTGCCCGCAGAAGTTCTGCGAGTATGCGCCTGCTGTTCCTGGCGCACCGCTGCGGCCTGTCCGCTCCGTTACTCTCCGTGGCGGCGCTAATGCCCCTTCGGCCAAGTCGGGCTTTGGTGAAATGACCAATATGGATAGTGGTCAGCCAATCTGGACTCCGTCCGGCGTCTCGACCAAAGTCACTGACGAGGAAGTCAAACTGCTGCTGGCCAACGAAACTTTCCTGTTGTGCCAGTCGAAAGGCTTCTACAAGATCGTTGATGGTGACCCGAGCGACAGCCATGCAAAGATCAAAGAAATCGCGAAGGACATGACTGCCCGCGACAATTCTGCGCCGCTGAACAAAGAGACTGCGAAGACGCAGATCAAGGTCTCGACCAAACTCACTCCAGTCGACGAGTAATAAATCATGGCAGTTATCATCTTCGACCCTGTCAAGTTCAGATCGATGATTCCCGAATTTTCCGATGCTACTAAGTGGCCGGATGAGCTGTTAGCTCTTTACTGGAATCAAGCAATTTGTGTTGCCGAGGACGAGGGTGATGACTGCACCGAGATGCAGCTCTACCTGCTGATGGGTCACTTGCTGAAGATCCATATCAATACTCTGCTGAAAAACAAGCAAGGTGGCTTTGTCAGCTCCTCGTCTATCGACAAAGTTTCGGTCACCAAAGTTGCCCCGCCAAGCTCTGATATGTTCGAGTGGTGGCTTGGCCAGACGCCCTACGGCCAGCAACTGCTGGTCATGCTGCAAGTCGCAGGCGTAGGAGGCCTCTATGTCGGTGGCCTACCTGAGCGCACAGCCTTCCGAAAGGTTGGCGGTGTCTATTGAGTAAGCTGGCCGAGCACGCCAAGGCGTTATCTGCTATTGACGGTAAATCTGTCGACGCCGGGTGGCACGAGAATGCCAAGTATGCGACAGGCGAGTCCGTCGCTGCTGTCATGATTGTAAACGAATTTGGCAAAGTTAAACCTGTGACACCTGCCCGCCCGTTACTTCGGCAGTCAGCAGAAAAAATTGACCAGAAGTTGCCTGGCTGGGTTGCGCGTAGAACTGTCGAGATGCTCGATGGTACACTGGACCCAGAAGCCTACCTCAAGCGTATGGGCGAGACTCTTGTTGCAACTATCCAAGAAACACTGAAAGAAGGCAACTTTGCCCCTAACGCTGATATTACTGTCAATGGTACGCCACCTGACAAGAATGGTAAACAGTTTATTAAAGGTAAGGGCTTCAATAAACCACTGGTCGGTGTTACTGGCCTGCTTGGCCAATCTATTACTGCGAAGGTAAGCTAATGACTCCCGGTTCCGATATCCTCGCCGAAGCCTTCTCGTGTATTGATACCCACACGGTGCAGTACATCAAGGCCGGCCAGCGCACAAAGAACCGAGCCGGCCAGTTTGTCTCTGAGCTGTCAGCTGAGCCAGTTGACTATGAGGCTAGTGTCCAAGCTGTCGACCGCAAGAGTTACGTGGAGCTTGGTCTTGACATGAACCGTCGGTATTATAACATATACCTGTCGGCGAGCGTACAAGATTTTGCCCATGGCACAACTGGCGATCGTATTGAGTTCGGTACCAAGAAGTATGACGTCGAGAGCAATAACGACTGGTTCGCTATTGATGGCTGGGTCGGTCTACTGTGCGTCGAGGTGCAATTTTGAGCCTGTATGATAATGACGTTATTGCAGCAATAATCAGCCGTCTCGAAGATGGGCTAGCAGCTTGGCCATGGGCTAACTTCAGTACACCGTTCACTGTGGGCGTACAGCAGAAACAACAGCCTACTCAGCAGGGCCGGGAAGATGAGCCAACTGTCTTTATCGAGAAGCTGTTCGATAAGGCTCATGGGTTTGCCAAGGTTACCTATACCCCTCACCCAACAGACACTAATTTGTCGAACGAGGAAGAGCTGCAGGTTTATACTGCTACCTACCAGCTTTGCGCGACATGTACGCAGGACCCGCGCAACACCTACCGCCCTACTGCTAGCGACCTGTGTGATATTGCCAGGATGATTTTGCAGCGGCGATCGTCTATCCGCCATTTCCAGGAGCTAGGCATTAACCTGCTACGGGTGCCTGAGGTTCGAAACAGTTATTTTACGAACGAGCAGGATAGACAAGAAGCAATGCCTTCGTTTGACTTGACGGTTAGCTATACCCGTAAGACCCCTTTTGCCGAAGTCGGCAGGATTGAATATGTGACCGACACTATTACTCAGGTGCCCTAATGGCGATCAAAATTGAGCAATACCGTACTCCAGCACAGGAGCCAAAGTTGAAGCCAGAAGTGGTCGAGGCTGCGGCTACTGTAAAAGAGCCCAAGAAACCAGCCCCTCAAGGGAGTAAACAATCGTGACGATTTCGATCACTCGCTACGTCAATATCACCAGTGGGGTTGGCGGTCAAGCCGGTGTACCTCGCCGTAACTTCATGCTCCGCCAGTTCACCCAGAATGCTCTCATTCCGGCCGGCGCAGTCGTAACTTTTTCCAACTTGGCAGATGTGCGCAAATACTTTGGCTCTGCTGCTGACGAGTACAAAGTTGCTGAGAAATACTTCGGCTTCGTGTCGAAAACTATCTCCAGTCCAGACGCCATGTCTATTGCAGGTTGGAACTCTGTAGACCTGGCCCCAGCTGTCTATGGCGGCGCCCCTCTACCTCTCAGTGCAATAAAGCAGGTTACTGCCGGCACTATGACCATCAAGGTCAGCGGTGTCGATGCACTCATCACTGGTCTCAACTTTGCCGCTGCAGCTAATATGGCTGCAGTCGCAGGTATCCTGCAGACTGCAATCCGTCTGAATGCAGACCCTCAGCTTACCACTGCTACCGTTACTTACGAGAGCAACCGTGGCGTATTCATCCTCCATGGCGCAGTTGCCGGTGCAGGCTCTTCATTGGCCATTGTCGCTACTGTGCTGTCTACCGATACTGGCGTGCTTGTTGGCTGGGCAACTGGCGAGCAAATTGAGGCTGAAGGTACAGACGCACAGGAGCCTGTAGACGCCTTCCTCAACAGCCAGAGCTCTGATGACAACTTCGGCTCATTTGTGTTCTCTGGCGCTGCCGTCCCGACTGCTGAGCAAAATGAAGCTGTTTCTGCCGCTAACCACACGTTGAACAATAAGTTCATCTTTGCGCTGGCAGTAACGGCAGCAGACGCCGTAGCTGTATCCGAGGCACTGCTGGGCTATAGCGGTACTGCTCTGACCCTGGTTCCGACTGGTGCTACTGCCGACCATGCCGAAACTGTTCCGTCGGAAATTCTGGCTGCAATCAACTGGGACCGTCCTGGCGCCTCGCAAAACTTCATGTACTACCGTTTCGGTAACCGCGTACCGACTGTCAACGATAACCCTGGTGCTGACAAGTATGATGCGCTGCGGGTTAACTACGTTGGCCAGACCCAGACTGCTGGCCAGAAGATTGCCTTCTACCAGACTGGTTTCCTGATGGGCGATGAGACTACTGCGGTTGACATGGCAGTGTACACCGGCGAAATGTGGCTGAAAGACTCGATAACCTCCGGGATTCTCGGTGGCTTCCTGGCTCTGCCAACTATGCCTGCGAACAGCGACGGCCGGATCACAGTTTTGTCACTGATGCAGGGTCCGCTGGATCAGGCCCTGGTAAACGGCGTTATCTCGGTTGGCAAGACTCTGGACAATACCCAGAAGGCTTACATCACCCAGATCACCGGCTCGCCGGACGCGTGGCGCCAGGTCGAGAGCAAAGGCTACTGGGTTGATGCTTTTATCCGCAGTGAAGTCAAGAACAATGTCACTGTCTATTCTGCAGACTACATTCTCGTCTATGGCAAGAATGACCAACTGCGCAAAGTCACCGGCAGCGATGTCCTGATCTAAACCCATCAAGCCGCCCACACTGTAAGAGGTGTGGGTGACTAGGAGAAAGCAATGAGCTCTAATATTTCGCTGTTTGGCCTCAGCGCACATGTCAAGGCCAGCAATACTTTTCCGGCAGGTTTCCTCCTGTCGGCCTGGGCTGATGACCAGCCGCCTATCGACGCCGCAGACCTGGAGATTGCTGCGAGTGGTATGGGCCCTAACGGCGACCTGGTCGTATGGCAGAAGCCTGCAGTTATCCCGATGTCTTTCTGCGTTATTCCAAACTCGGAAGATGATCGCAACCTGACTCTGCTCTTCGAAGCCAACCGCATTTCGAAAAGCAAAGGTCTGGTGCCGCTGGACGTAATTACTATCACCCTGTCCTTCCAGGACGGTCGTGTTGTAAAGCTGATCCAGGGCATCATCATGAGTGGCCCAGCAACGCCGGCTGGTACCCAAGAAGGTCGCCTCAACAGCCGTAAGTTTGGTTTTCAATTTGAAGATAAAGACGAGAACCGTCCGTCTTAACTTCAGCTGCTATGCAAAAAAGGACCTTCGGGTCCTTTTTCTATTGATCGATAGCAACAAGCTGTTCGGTTATAATAACTGACTTCTTTATTCCTCGATATTCCTTCACTGAAACACTGCAGGGTATAATGGTCGAAAGCCTATAACCGTCAGGTCAAGTCAGTGGAAAAGCTCCCTCTCTCTGCAATCCCCAATCAAACATTGTCGATTACGCTGGGCAATCGACTGTTTGAAATTGCGGTGCTGCTTGGGCAATCAGGCTCAACACTTGTTGATATTACTGTTGATGGCGTAAATCTACGTAGTGGCTACCGCGCTGTCCATGGAAATGCGCTCCTGGGTGAAGTCTTGTCCCGCAAGTACGGTTACTTAGTGTTTGAGTGTGATGATGGCGCCAGCTACCCTTCTTACACGCAGTTTGGGCTGACTCACGGCCTGTACTGGTGGGAAGCATGAGCGAGCTAAAAGGTTCATTAGCCCAGCGTCCCGAGGAGACTAGTTCACTCTCTGCTGTGGTAAAAGTTGTTCGCCGTGCTATTGAGATGGACATGGAGTGTATGCTTCCGTGTCGAGTAGTCAGCTATGACCGTAAACGCAATGTCGCGGAAGTACGGCCACAGATTGTTGTTACTACCCGTGACCCAGCTGGCGGTCCGCTACAGCGTCGTCCTCGTACGGCTATTCCAGACATTCCTGTCTTAAGCCTTGGCGCTGGCAACTTCCATATCAGTTTTCCAATCAAGAAAGGTGACTTAGGCTGGATTTGGGCAGCTGACCGGGATATTACATTATTTCTGCAGAACTTGCAGGAGTCACATGCCGCTACCGACGGCGCGAGTCACCGGTTTACTGACGCAGTGTTTATTCCAGACGTCTTCCGCGAGTATGAGATTAACGCTGAGGATGCTGACGCAATGGTTATCCAGACAACTGACGGCGTAACCCGTATCAGCCTTCGCCCAGACAATATCAAGATTACGACACCTGTTAAAGTTACTCTGGACACTCCGCTGGTTGAAGCGCTACACGACCTAAAAGTCGGGGGTAACGTTGATGTTGTTGGTAATACAGTTATTGGCGGGAATACAACTCTCAATAGTAACTTGGCCGTAACTGGTCCTACTTGTAGCCTGCCCGAGGCCACCACTGTGGGCGGAGAGCCTATTTGGGGTCACGATCACAATGCCCAGGTTCCAGGGTTCCCGGCATGAAAATTGTAGATGGGTTTACTATCAGAAAGATACCAGCTATTACAGCTAAGGAACTACTCGATAGTGGTACTCTTTCTATCAACCTTAGCGCTCTGCGTATCTGGATTGAGATTGGTGGCCTACCACTTACGGACGAGGTTATCCTGGCCAAGGTCGCAGACTGGGAAGTGCTGTCAAAGTTGGAAGTAGCCTGCTACGAGTACAACTACGGCTTCCTGCGTACCTGGGACCCACAGCAAATTCCGTCCGCGATGGCTGCTACTTATTTTGTCGCTGAGTCACGTCATGTAGATGCTATCGTATCTGCACTCGTCTCAAACGAGCTGGCGACCTACAAAGAACTTCGAGACGAGTACAGTCTTGAAGAAGCATTTAAATTGCTCGACGTCCTAGCCGTCAAGCGTATCAACGAATTCCGCGCACGTGAGGCAGCTAAATCATGATCGAAGTACATATACCAACTGGTGACGGTAAGACTGTCAAGACCTACGCTGTTCACAAGTTCAGTCCTCTGGACGGCCGTGAGATTCTTGCTGGCTATCCACTGGCTATCCTCGGCAAAGAGCATACCTATCAGAACAACGCCAAGGCAATGCGCAACCTGATGCGTTACTGCTCTATTCTTATCGGCGAAGGTGAAGGCGAGCAAGTTCACCTGGTTGATGATGCACTCATTAACGAGCACGTTCCGGACTGGTGGACTCTAGTCCAACTTGAGTACGCTTGCCTCAAGCATAACTGCTCTTTCCTGGAGGGTACTGACTTGATGTCTACTGTGAAAGCCAGTATGACCTCGATGCTCACCAGCCTGCTCCAGGAACAGCTTGAGAAATACGCAAAATGAGCGCGATCACTCTGGCTATGGGCCAGGACCGCGGCCTTTACCTTGATCGCTTTGGTAATATAGCTACCAAAGTTGACGAAGAGGCAATGGCTGACCTATTGACGCAGCGGCTGTCCTCGCTTGTTGGCGAGTTCCGTTTCGATAAGCCACGCGGTCTACCGTACATGGAAACGGTATTTGCCAATGGCACAGATGGTATTACGCCGTACAGAGCAGCCATGCTCAAAGCGATTCGGGCAGAACAGCATGTTATAAGTGTGGCCTACCTAGACATGAGTGTAGTTGGCACCGAGCTAATCTTTGAGTGTGGTGTCGTGACTGAGTATGGTAAAATTGTATTAAGGAGCCAAGAGTAATGGCATTCATTCCTGGCGTTGTTGCTTACACTAAGTCGAGCATCGATCGGGCAAAAGGCATACTTAAATCCTTCCTGCCTGCACGAATCAGTCAAGTAGCTGTCTTTGACAATGCTATAACTACAAACCTTTTCGCAAGGTTTAATATTCTTGATGTCCATGTGATGCTGGACAAGAGCATCGCCAGCCACCCGCTGGAGATTAACCAGTACCTGCAGGACAACGTCGTATACCTACCAAAGGTAATTACTCTTACTGTTGCGGCAGAGGCACCTGTGCTGGTTGACCTCTACTCCCAGCTTTTTGACATGTTTAATGACCCTACTGCGATGTTCGCTATCTCAGTGGACAGCATGGTACATGACAATATGGTGCTTAAAACGCAGCCGATACAGCGTGACGCCTCAAAGTTTGACGTAATCGAGGTTCCACTCGAGTTCCACGAGTTCGTCTTTGGGCGGGTTAATGTCAGTGCGATGGCTGACCCTGCGAATACGGAGCTTGCCCAGTACTCTGACCGTCAGCAAAAGGGCTTCCAGAAAGGCAGTCAAATATCTGGCCAAGACCAGATTACCCGCGAAGCGGCTAGAACAGTCCCAGTGAAGGGTTGAAGCATGGAAAATATTGGCACATACGGTCTAAAAGCCTACATCAAAGGCACTAATTCGCTACCCATTGGCTGGATGCTCACGCAGTTCGCTGATGATGTTCCGGCTATCGCTGTCCAAGAGGCAGCTAGCGGCCAGGCAGTGATAGACCTCAATGGCAAGATCTTTCGTTGGTCAGAAGCAGTACCAATTATGCTCAGCATTGGCCTGGTCCCTGACAGTACAGACGACCAGACGACCTCGCTTATATACCAGGCTAACCGCGCGATATCGACGCCAAATGGCGATAGTATTACGCTGATAGTTTATTACCCGACAGGTGCAATCCGTACCTTTACCAATGGGCGGATGGTCAGTGGTCCGTCCGCCCCGTCCGCTCAGCCAGACGGCCGGCTAAGCTCGCAGGTGTATACTTTCGCATTCGAAGACCAGTATACCCTTAGCGTGGCATCCGTGCTCAGTGCTGGACTCAAAGCAATCGGCGGCCGTGCAATTAGCTTCCTGGGGAGCGCTTCTTAACTATGTTGATTACACTAGGCGAAAAACATTTCCGACTGCGTAAGTTCTCGCCCACAGTGGGGCGTGAACTGATGCTAAAAGGCAAAGGTGTCCGTGATATTGTTAAGAATCCGGACCAGTGGCTTCTTGTGCTTTCGCATGTTGATGTCCGCGTAGCAGAGGGCCGCTGGGTTCCACTGGCTACAAAGGCAATGGTACTTAACCACCTACAGCCACAGCAAGTTGAAGAGCTATTCATGCTTCAGCTTACTGACAACTGTTTCTGTATCCGCGACCTCCTGAGTGCGCCACCTGTGGGTGAGTCTGTAAAGGAGATGTTCTACGACATTATTGAGGAGGCAGCTGCAAATGTTGCTTGATTCCTTTTTTCTACGCTATAAGGCTGATACAGGCCAGGCAGTCAAAGATGTAAATGCTCTCGATGCTGCTGAGACCAAGCGTTCGAGGAATAAGAAAAAGAATGAAACTGACGAGGACAAGTCTACTAATAAGCGAAGGAAGGGCGGCAAGGAAATTGTTGACGAAACGAAGAAGGTCAGTAAAGCCCAGGAAGAGCTTGGTAAAGCAGGTAAAAGTGCATTCGAGGACATGCTCAAGGGTGGCGGTAAGTTCAGTGCGCTACTCGGCAGGCTTGGCCCTACAGGTCTTGCAGCTGCGATGGGTGTTGCTGCCATTGCGGGCGCAGTTGCTATAGCTGTAGATGGTATTAATGATGCCAAGGCTGCTGCCCAAGAAGCAGTTGCTCTCGGAGACAAAGCCTACGAGGCTCGACTGGCACAGGGCGAATTGATCCGGATGCAGAATAAGGGCCGAGCTCGCGGCCTTTCTGACGAGGACACTGCAACCTCTGCCAAGGGTGTCTATGATAAAGGCTCGGAGATTCGTGCAGCCCAGCGGCAAGCGGCCCGTGATCCTGCATCAGGCTTTAACAACCCGCTTATTAAGCAGGGTAACCTGTTCAAGAAAGCCGGTGTAGACGTCAATGCGGCGCTGGGCACACAAATTGACCAGCAGGATAAGTACCTTCGGGCGCTCGTTGCAACTGGCGAGCAGGAACGCGCCCTGGTAGAAGGCGTTGAGCTATTTGGCCGAAGCCTTCATGATGTTCGCTCTGTATTGGGCAGTACGCAGGAAGAAGCCAATAACTCCGCGCTGTCACTGTCTCGGGAGAACAATCTTCGCCGCGACCTGCAGAAGTCATCTGAAGGCCTGGCGGCTACTGAGGGCAAGTTAGCTGCTGCTCGTAAGAAGAACGATGAGCAGGTTCTGTCTAAGACTGTCCCAGCCACAGAGGACTTCTCCAAAGCACTTATCAAGTGGGAAGAGGCTATCTCGCCGCTCAAACAGACCTGGGGCGACTTCGTAGCTATACTTATTGAGGGCTTGACCTACTTAGTTGACAAAGCAGCTGACCTGGCCGGCTGGTTTACAATTGGGGAGGAGGATCGTAATCCCGCTGATAACAAGAAGCGAGCAGTCGCAGAAGCCGGTGATAAGGCAGAAGCTGACGCCCGCCTGCAACTAGGCCGTGGTGGCGCAACTATGCAGGCAGAAAAAGATCGCATTAACGCTGCACGTAAAAAGGCAGAAGAAGAGGCTGCTGGCAAGTTTGATACTGACTTTGCTGCATCAGAGAAGACTCGTAAAGCCGGTATCGCGGACCAAGTTAACAAAGCTGCTGATGAGCTAATTACCACCAAGGATGGCAAGAAGACGTTCGAAGGTCGTGAGATTGACCAGAGCCAAATCGATGCCGCCAAGGCTAAGGCTACTGCAGCTGCCGATAAAGATCCAAAGGTTGACTTGCAGAAAGAGACCAATGACATTCTGCGCGACATGCTCAATGAGACTTCTGAGGCAGGTAAGGTCCAAGAGGCGCAGACTGCACTGACCAAAAAGATCGAGTCGAATACTACTCCTCTCGTGAACACTGGACTTGAGCAGGCCATGGCACTGTGGGCAGGCGGCGCAGGTAAAGGTGTTGGCATGGACTCGGCCAAGTTCCAGGGCGAAGACCGCGCAAGCTATGAGAGTCGTGTTACGCAGATGCGCCGGACCATAAATCCAAATACTGTACAGCAGGCTAGCGAAGCACGGAATACCGCTAATGCAGTAAGCCAGCAGGCAACTTCGCTTAACAAGGCCGCTGGCTCTTCGGCAGGCGGAGGTGGCAGCAAGACAGTAACTACTGGTGACATCAAGGTTACTGTCCAGACTACTGCCGCTGATGGCCAGGGTATGGGCAAAGATATTGGCAATGGTATTGCAGATCAGCTTGCTTACGTAGTAGGCGACAATACTGACGGACGGGTTTCGTAATGGATATATACCAAGCAGCGCCAGGCAACACGGTCGACCCGCGAAGAGTTAGTCTGCGGATTGGGGACGATGAGAGCGATATTGTCTCAGAGTTTGACGAGTCCTTTACGATTACGGGTAAGATTAAGAAAAACATCTTGGAGGTGCAGAACACTTGCACCATCCAGATTGCTAACTTAGCTCCCGAGCGCCGTAATAAACTACTCGGGGCGTTTACCTCCTGGAGTAGCCGCAACAGGGCTCAGCCGTTTATACCTATCGACTTACGGATTGGCCGTGCCAGCAAACCTGCTGATTTCACTACGGTCTTTCGTGGTTCAATATACGAGTCTGGTATGTCTGACCCGCCCGACGTTATCGTTGACCTTAAATGCATGACGAGCTTGATTGACCAGAATATTGCATCAACTAACTTCTTGACCAAGGCGCTGCCTAGGTTGTCGTCTCACCGAGCGCTTTGCCAATGGGCGGCAGACCTGGCTAACATACCCCTACGGTACGAGGTGGCTATTTCACTTCCACCCACAGACGCGCGGGTTGCAGCTGGAGTTATCCAAAAGGCGTACTCCGTCTCTGCTGTTGTTGGTATGTTGGCCAACTTCTATAGGGACAAAGTTGCTGTTTTCGTGGAGGATGGTGAGCTAGTGGTAGTTGAATGGGGCAAGGCACTTCGCGGCGAACTTGTAAGGGTAGATGCTACCAAGTGGCTTATTGGTTCACCGCGAATTACCCAGTGGGGTGTATGCTTTAAAACTTTGGCCGATGCGCCTATCAGAGTTGCAGGTGGTGTTGACTTGTTCTCAGAGTTGAATCCAGCTGTCAATCAAAAGTGGGTAGTTACTGGTGTGGAGTACGATATTAGTTCACGCGACACAAACTGGTATGCAACTTGGACAGCCTCCCCAAGTGCCAGTTAAACTGGCACTTATATACTTCTGGCTCTAACTACGCTAGAATCGACCTATTAGCTCTGGAGCTTTAAAGTGGCGTATAACTATCTAACAACCAATGGCGTAATCGTCCCGGACACAAGTGTACTCAAAGGCACTGTGCAGGGCGAGTATAAAAAAGCGCTTGGCGACGCGCTGCTCTTGGCTGACGATACTCCGCAGGGCCGGATGATCGATACCGAGGTCACTGCCCGCGATGGCGTAGTCCGCTTAGCTGCAGAGCTTGCCAACCAGATTAACCCAAACGTCGGTTCTGGTATTTTCCTCGAGTCGACCTGCGCACTCCATGCGGTTATTCCAACAGCAGAGTCCAGTACACTACTGCCTGGTGTCCTGTGTACTGGTACGCCAAACACGATCATTCTTAGCGGTAGTCGTATTGCAGACGAAGCTGGCAACTACTACGCCAGTGTGTCTGAGTTAACTATCGGTGTGGGCGGCACAGTAATAGGCAACTTCCAGGCAATTGAGCCTGGTCCGCTTAACCCTGGTACTGGTACCGTAACTACTATTGTAGACGGCACCTTTGGCTGGGTAGAAGTAACTAACCCGAATATTGCTGTTCCTGGTGCGCTTACCGAGGATGACAATACTCTTCGCATTATGCGTAATGAGCGGCTGTCTAACCTGTCCAAGGGACCAATCGAGGCTATTAACTCGAATGTCATGTCGGTACCTGGCGTGCGATCAGTATCTATCCGCGAGAATGTCGAACCAGGTACCACTACAGTGGATGGCGTAGTATTGTCTCCACACTCCACCTGGATTTGTGTCCAGGGTGGGGTCGACGCAGAAATTGCACAGGCGCTGGTTAAGTCAAAGCATTCTGGCTCCCCGTATACCACTGGTACCGATAATGGTACTCCGGTACTGATCAGTATTGTCGACCCAATTAGCGGGCAGACCTACCCGGTTATTTATACCAGACAGATTGAAGTACCAGTTGCATTGCGGGTGACTGTCACGTCTGGTTCTACTACTGACCCGGACGTTGCTGTACCAGACGCCCTACTTGCCTACGCGGAGGGTCGTCTTACCGGAGAGCGTGGCTTTATCAACGGGGCAGATGTGAGCCCGTTTGAGTGCGCAACAGCCGTTAACAAACAGTACCCCGGGCTATTTGTCAAGAACGTCGAAGTAAAGCTTTCAGCTGCAGTTGACTGGAGTAATGCTTCACTTGCTATAGAACTCTGGCAGGCGGCCACCCTGGCCTCTGGCGATATCTTTGTGGTGCAGACAAGTGGATCGTGAGCTTAAGCTTGACCTACCCCTGTTGGAAAACATTACCTGGCAGTACGACGAGGCTGACAGTCTCGTCAGTCTACTGACATCGAAAAAAGATTGGTACGACACTGAGTGGACTACTTTCTGGAAGAGCTGGCACACAAGCGTATTTGACCTACGAACTGCCAACCGCTTTGGCTGCATAGTGTGGGCAATCATTCTGAATGTCCCTATCTCTGTTGTGTACACAGGCAACTTGCCTGCGATGCCTTTCGGCCTTGGTCCACTACGGAGTAACTTTGGCAATAGTAACTTCTACCTTGGTGCTTTTCAGTATCCACAGCTAAGCCTAGAAGATGCGCGCCGGCTACTGCGTGTTCGGTACTATGCCCAAACAATGTCAACAACTGTCTCGAATATCAATATGATGCTCAAGGACGTGTTTGGTGACCAAGGGCTTGCGTATATCGAAGAGACTGTTGGTGGCATCAGTGTGCCGCCCTTTGGGTTTGGGCAGTATCGAAATAACTTCTCTGCCCCGAGCAACTTTGTCGGTGAGCCTGGTTTCGCTAATATCAAGCCAATGTACCAGAAGTATATCTTTACCTTCGCGCTTGATCCAGTGATGAAGTCCTGGCTTCAAGTCTACCTACCACGCGGCGCTGGTGTAAACAGCTCCATACAATCCCTATAAGGAGCCTGACATGGTTCAAAAAGTGTTTACAGTGCCGTTTGCCAAGAATGGCAGCCGTACTGCAATCCCTGACGCTAACCAGCCTTCCGGTGAGGTGTCTTACAATACTGGCTTTGGCCCTGACTATGAGCGTCAGCTTGGTGTTGATCCGCTTGCAAAAAACATTGAACGTGAAGACTTTAACCAGTCGCTGTTCGATGCAACCCAGGCCTTGCAGGAATTTCAAGCTGGCTTGGGCACTGTTCCATTCAATGCTACACTGGCAGCTGCGCTCTCGCCGGCTGGCTACCCGAAGGGTGCAATTATCCCGCGGGCAGAATTCGATGGCTTCTGGATTAGTACTGCGGCCAATAACTCGACAGACCCTACTGCTGGCGGCAGCTGGCAGCCTACCAGCGTAGTTGGTTCATTTACACAGGCGCTGACTAACGTTAACGTGACTATTTCAGTCAATAACGCAGCCTATCCTCGCATCAACTTGTCTGGTGTACTGACAGCCAACGTAACAGTTACTTTGCCAAACTGGGTATATAACTGGGATGTTACTAACAACTGCACTGGTGCGTTCACCGTTACGTTGAAAACAGCTGCTGGTACTGGTATTGTTGTTTCCCAGGGTAAAGCTTCGGCAATCTTCGGCGATGGCACAAATATCCGCCTACGGCAGACTGATTTTATTAGCCCAGCCTTGCTGGTCTCGCCTACTGCACCTACGCCCGTGCCCGGCGACGACTCGACGCTGGTGTCGACTACCGCCTTTGTAAAGGCAGCCATCGCAGCAGCTATCGCCGCCGCTATCGGTGGACCTGGCATAATCAACTGGTATGCCACTATGACACCGCCAACTGGTTACTTGGCGGCGACTGGTAGCCCGATTCCACGCGCGGCTTTTCCTGCTCTATTCAGTGCTATCACTGCCGCAGCTACAGGTACTGTAACTTCTGGTAGCCCAACGATTACCGCAGTGCCGAGTACTAACGCCCTGTGGGTTGGTATGCCGATTAGCGGTCCTGGTATTCCGCTGAGCGCTACAATCCTATCGATTGTAGCTAACACCAGTATTACGCTGTCTATTAACGCAACGGCAACAACAGCAGGCGCTACGCTGGCAATCTGTCCCTTTGGTGTGGGAGACGGCTCCACTACTTTCAACTTGCCGGATATGCGCGGGCGTGTCGCGCGAGGTCACGACAGTGGTATTGACGCTGGTCGAGTGTTCGGTTCTCTCCAGGCTGGCCAAAACGCCATCCACAACCACACCCTTACTGACCCTGGCCACTTCCATGGACTCTCCGGTGCTGGCGGCTTCGGAACTACGATGATGGGTGGTGGTTCTAACACTTATGCGTTGTGGACTAGCGGAAACACAGCCTCTAAAGCAACCGGCATCACTCTAGCTGATTCCGGCGGCACAGAAGCACGCATGATGAACATTGCACTCTTACCTTGCATTAAATTCTGATGAGGTTACTTATGACAGGTACAGTTGAAGCCTACTGCTATAACCACGATACGCTTGAGTATACTGGTATAGGTATTGCCTACGAGTCCCCGGTGGATCCAGGTACTTATTTTTACCCAGCAGACTCTGTCTCGTATGCACCACCACCATACGACCCAGCCCTGCAGTCTTGCAAGTTTATCGATGGTGTATGGACTCTTGCAGATTTGCCGCCACCGCCTGTTGAGGAGCCGCCTACCGACGAGAATAGCCCGGCGTATAAAGAGCACGTCCTCCGCGATGGAAGAGAGATGATACTATCCTCTACTGACTGGATGCTGACGCGTCACCACGACGAGTTGTTACTTAACATTCCACACAGGCTGGACGAGTCCCAGCTGTCTGCACTGCTCACCTACCGCCAGGCTCTCCGTGATATGACGTTGGACCCGGCTTTCCCGAATATCGACCTTCCTACCCTATAGCGCAGGGTCTAGCTAACAGTTAACCCGCTTCGGCGGGTTTTCCACAGGTGAAATATGAGCCTATATGTAAGACTGCTGCTAGCACTATTGATTGCTGGAACTGGAGGGCTGGTCGCCTGGAACTGGCAGACCAATGCCTACGAGAAAAAGCTTTCTGACCTACGGGCCTCCCACAGTGATGAGCTGGCGCGGATGGCAAATGCAAACGCAAGACAACTTCAACTAGCCGTCGAAAGGCAACAAATGGCTGAGCAAAACGCTGCAGCTCTTGACAAGAAAGCTACCGAGGAGAAGGCTGATGCGCTCGCTAAAAATGAATCATTGCGTAAGCTGTATGACAGTTCTCAAACTGACAATGGTCGGCTTCACGCTGATGTTATTGCTGGTTATAACCGGCTGCGCATCGCAGGCTCCTGCACAGCTAATACTGGCAACTTGTCCCAAGCCTCCAGCACCTCCGGCCTGGGTGATGCTTCCACCGTCAAGCTCTCTCCAGCTACTGGACAAACTGTTTTCGATATCCGAGCCGGAATTATTGCCGATCAAGCTGCCTTGATTACTGCCCAAAACTACATCCGAGATGTATGCCCTACTGGGAAGTAAAAGGCTCAAAATAGGCAAGGGAAATGCCATACTAGGCCGCTAGATTTCAAAGTAATGAAAAACCCGGCAGGATTCCGTACTGATTTCCAGTAGATTTCCTGTCAGGTTTTGTACGTTTTTTCGATCAATTTAGTCTTGTTCTTCGCCAGGCACGAGCTAGCTAGGGATGTGCCTCGTTAAATATCCGCCTGGCTGTATTTATTGATATACCGTTACGCTTGGCCACTTCTGGCCACTGACGCCCTGCTGCCCGGTCTTTTACAACGGCTACTGCCAGCAGTTTCCTCTTGGCTTCAGCCATGGTTACCCGGCCATCCTTGAAAGTAATATTGTGCCGGACCATCAAGAGACCCAGAGTTTTATTCTCTTTGATACCAGCAGCAACCATGGCTTCCAGTCTACTCTTGCCCTCTGCCGAGTACCGGCGAAGAGTTGCTATTCGCTCGTTATAAGCAGCTTCCCTGACAGCTCTACGCTCGTCAGCTTCTTCCCGCTGTTTGGCCATTGCCTCTGCAGAACGACGGTGACGCTTTGTAGATATGGCAGGTTCAGCTGGGCGAATAAGTGCCTTGTTTGGATTTGCTGCGCTAAAGAGTGACATCCAACCCCGACCTTCTGGTGACCACACCGCTGTGGGCGTGTCTATCACTCCACCTCGAGAGAGAAAGTCATTAGTCAGCAGCTCGAGAGCTTGGCTATTAATTTCCATTACTGAACCTCTACCACCCGAGGAGCAGAGTGATTGACACGGAAGCCACGAGTATCAAAAATAGCGCGGACATTCTGCTTGGAGGCATTGAGCGGCATTATCCGGTAGTACGGTGCATCCCATAGTATCTCGGTAACTTCTTCGTCAACAATGTACGCGTCATTATCACTGCCAGGTTGCATAGCACCACGCAGCGTAGTAAAATAGCTCGGCTCTGCGACGATGTGCTCAAGATACTGGTCGACATTAACCGCACAAATTCCTTTTCCGCAAACTGGATAGCCGTGTGTCTCGAAGACACGGACAGCTGGCTCACCATTGAGGATTACTTTTTCGATAGCAAGTCGAAAGGTACCGTTATCTTTTGCTGGTTCACGGTTCTTGTCAGCCCAGTTGCGGCTAACACGAGTTACTTGGCCTTTATTATTAAACCAGTCGTCGCCATTCGCACCTGGCATGATGCTAGCTACAAAGGCTGTCTTTGCCTCACGGGCCTTTTGGTCTGCTTCTACCCTTTTGGTAAAGACAGGATCGTAGCCAATTTGCCGCTTTTCTGGAATATGAAAATATTGAATAGGTGCACCGGCACCATTATTGATACTGCCAAAAGGTAGGGGATTACCTTCTGAGTTTGTACAGTATGCGCGGTAACCGCTATTACTTTGTGGTGCCTTATCTACATAGCACTTTCCTGCAGTGCCAATACCATTTGCCATGTCCATCGCCTGTGCTAAACCAACGTTCTCGGCCGAGACAGTGTGGGCGACAGATAGCAATGCAGCCATAATAATAAGTTTTTTCATCTGTGTGCTCACTTCGCAGGATAAGCGTTTTTGTTGTGCTTTTTATCAAAGCCTTCTTTTGAACGGCACAAGAAATAGATGCCTTCAAAGAAAGCCAATACCATCGGCACAAAAGTCCAGCAAAAGACTACATACAGAATACACCACAGATACTGACCAGTGTAAAAACGGTGTGCACCGATACCGCCAAAGAATAGCGCAAGCAAAGCAGCTACTGTTTTACTACGATAGTCATGGCCAGAGGTAGTGAGTACTACCTGCGGCGCAACTTGTGGGGCAGCAGCGCCGCTCTTTGTACCGCAGCCTGCGCAGAAAGCGCTGCCAGCCACCATTTGAGCACCGCAGCTCGAACAGAAAGAAGTAGACATTGTTTATTCCTAATTGGCGATTGATGCGATTATTATGCGCGCACCAACCGCCTACGTAAAATATCAAAAAGCTCTAAGAAGCTCGTTTGTTATAGCCTAGGAACAGGAGGATAACTGGTGTCAATTCCGAGGTAATCAGCAATCAAATTGCGGGCTGGTATCCAGCCATAGCAGACATAAGCAGCATAACCTTGCTCTGTCATAGACTTGCCCCACCACTTTTGCTCTTTGCTGACGACGCCGCCTTCCTCCTTCTTCATCTCTATATAGAGACCATGGAAACCCTTTCGTGATACTGGAAGAAAAAGGTCAAAAACGCCAGGAAGGACACCTTCTGCCTTGAGTTTACCGGCAGTAATTTTGTCACGGCTCCCACCGTTCGGAATTGCGTGAAGTAGCTGCATTTCTGGGTGGTAAAGAGATTTCCGCTTTGACCAGCAAATCAAAGCAGCTTGATGCCCATGCTCACTCCCAGAAGCAGCAAGTCGCTCTGGTGTAAATGACATTATTCGTCACCGCTAAGGATGTCTAGCGGAGAGCGTAGGCCCAGGTAAACACCATGACGCCGCTTTGTCTTTACACCGCTTTTTTGAAAGTGCTTATACTTGGCAAACTCGCCGCAGAGAGTTGATCGTCTCGCCCACAGTGTTGCGCGCTCATCCGCGTTAAAGCCAGTTCCGATACCGAAGGGAACACCTTCTTTGGTGACACAGGTTAGTGCGCCAAGAACTCCGCCCAGTGTACCATCTTCATGGACTAGCTCAGTGTAGCCAATAATTTCAGCCTCGTCGTCGTCGAAACGCTTGACTTTAATAAGGCCGCCTTCGTTAGTGGTCGACCGCCCATTTTTGTAAAGGCCTTCTGGGTCACGAGTCATTACACCCTCGTAGCCTAAGAGCAGCTGTTCTCTTTCGTACTCGTCAAGCTGCTCTTGGTTTTCGATCCAAGTCTGCTGCATGCGAATAACGTGAGTAGGCAGAACCATCAAGTAAAGGCTTTCGAGACGCTCTTTGTACGGAACTCCTGGCATGTCCCAGCGGTCAAAGACATACATCTTGGTGTCTGGCTGGCCAGCTTTTGTTGTTACTGCGGAGCTTGTCACTTGCATACAGTTTTGTGCAAATGGTTCGCCGCAAACAATTTCAGCGTCTAACCCGTTACAGTTCTTGAAGCGCTCCTGGGTGAAGCGGTTCGGTAGCAACTTAAGTGTTCTGGATAGCAAGCCGACCCGCGTTCCAAGCCCGCGGAAACCATCGATCTTGGGGCTTGCGTAGCACGGAAACTTCTGCTTTGCTTCATCAAACTTGCCAGCGAGGTTTGGCTTAAGGCCTACTGGAATTTCCAGCTCTTCTTTAAACAGATCAAAACTCACGCGTTACTCCTTGGCAGAACGAGAAACAGCGCCAACTAAGGCGCTGTAGCACAGTGTGGGAGACTAGCAGCCGAAGCCATTCAGCTCTTCCAGCAGAGCAGCAACTTCTGGATCAGTAGTGGCCATCATGCGGAACATTTCTTGCTCTTGAAACGCTTTCTTCTTCTGGTCCAGCTGGCCGCGAACTCGAGCCATGCGCTCAGTACGCTCTTGAACCTGTTTGGCGAAGGTTTCGTCGAATGAGCCCCAAACAGATTTGTTGGCACGATTCTGAACGTCGATCACATTGTCGCGAATGATCCGAACAATCTTGAACGGGAACTCGCCGCCGCGGTTGTTCTGGTCATAGACAGCAGCGTACTGACCGGCTTTGGCTTCCATCGGAGCGAAGTAATAAAACTCTTTGGCGTCAGCCAACTCGCTGAAAACACAGCAGACGACTTGGACTTTTGGAGCAGCAATTACTACTGCAGTGACAGCTTGCTCGACTGCGATTTCAACGTTTACGTCCGTCATCTTGATACTCTTCGTGGGTTATGTTGCTTGGTTTGTAGGTCTATTATGCCTGCAGAGTCTAGGCTTGTATAATATCGTTTTAGCTCTAAAGAACTTAGGGGTTATAGCTTTTATTTTCAATCATTTTTCAAAAAGTGGTGTACAGCTGCTGTCAATTACCTTATAATAGACACATCAACAAGCAAACAACTAATTGAAAGGAATACAAAATGAAAACTTCCATCAAAGTCGGCACTAAAATTGAAATCACTGCTAAAGCTACTCGCAAAGACGGTCTGGTCGAAAAACAAGTAGTGATTGTTGAAGTCAAAGAAGTAACTAAATCCTACTTCAAATGGTCGGTTGTTGAAGTTGTGACTGCTGAAAACGTTTTGATGCCTCTGACTGGCGGTATGTCGATGTTCGGCAACATCGAATTCCTCTTCACTAAAGGCGGCTACAAACTGGTTTAATCTTCAGCTAAACAAAAGGCCCTTAATTGGGCCTTTATTCATTATGCTGCCATACCTAGGATGTTGTCGTATGGTAGCTCTGTCACATCACCCCATGATGGGCCACTGTCACATGAGCTGATTAAAGGTACCTTCAAACCTGGAAATGGGTTTTCTAGCTGATGACGGGCTTCCAACAAGGCCTCTTGATGGAGTTTTGAGCCATCGTAGCTGAACCCATTTTCGTCATGACAAGTCAGTAGCATTGGCATTACATCGAAAAGTCCAGCATCCCAGTACTTCAGCATAGCTGCTTTTAAGGCATCAGCTGCAGTGCCCTGCAAAACCCTGTTTACAGCTTTATGCAACCCTACTCGTTGTAGTCTATTACCATATACAGCTACCGCTTGATCGTAAGGAAGTGGCTGCATGTTTCGACCACCTCTGCGGTCTGGAACAAAATGGTCGAATCGAGCTTTACGGCCCATAAAGGTTCTGACAAAACCATTTCGGCCAGCCTCTGCTGAGTAGTGCTCCAATGTAGTTTTCGTGTATGGCGATGCTTCAAAGTAGTTGTCGATCAAGTTGCTAGCTTGAGCTGTTGGCAGGCCCAGGCTAATAGCCAACTTGTCGAGACCCATTCCGTACAGCAAACCGAAGTTGATCGTCTTGGTTGACTTACGTGAAATACCTACGCCAGTCAGTTCGTTAATCATGTCACAAACAAGTTGGTGATAGTCGAGGAATGGATCCGCATGGAAAGCCTTTCGAACATCATCTGCTCCGACACCCACAGCGTAGTGCGCCAGGATTCGGTACTCAATTGACGACAAGTCAAGCGATTTCCAGGTCTGGCCGACTTCTCCGACAAAGCATTCACGGATCAGTGCGCCTTCCTTGGTACGGATCGGAATATTCTGGAGGTTTGGGTCGGAGCTGCTGAAGCGACCGCTTACTGTGCCACCGCCTTCTGACTTTAGCTGACGGAACGTCCCATGGATTCGGCCGTTGACATTCTTGTTGAGAATGTAGCCCTCAACAAATGTTGACTTCAGCTTGAGTAGCTCTTTGGTCTCCGTGATGTGCTTCGCCATCGGATGGTTGCAGCCCGTTAGGAACTCAGCTGCAAATGAAGGGTTACCCGCTTCTGTTGTTGGGTACTCGATACCAAACTTGTCGAAAGCCTTGGCCAAGTCTGGGCCAGAGTTGACATTTACACGGAAACCGCATTGAGCCCGCAGCTCTTCGATTTTGATTGCTGCCTGCTCGTCGAGCCTGTCTCGCAGAGTGTTGGCCTTATCAAGGTCAACTCTGACACCATTGAACCGCATCGCGATAATCAGCGGGATCAGTCGGCACTCCATCAAGAAGACGTCCATCAAGCCTTCGCTTTGAAGAACAGCCCACTGCTTTTTGATAATATCAAGCGGAAGGTAGGAGTCACTCTCAGCGTAAGGGCCGGCTAGCTCTACCGGGCAACGGTACATATTGGCCCGCTGGGTGCCGTTTTCTTTACCGCCGTACGCGTCAGCCAACCAGCGATACATCAAGTTAGATTCTTTACCCATCCCAAGATATTTTTGGCCGAGTACTTCTAGACTCTGCTGAGCACCTTCATCAATCAAGGCTTCTGCAAACTGTACATCGTAAAGCGGACCCTTGACAAATACTCCCTCCTGCTGAAGCCAACCAACGTCATATGTCAAGTTGGCGCCGATCTTCACCTGGTGTGGGCGGCTCAGCTGCTCCTGTGCCCAGCGCAGTACCATTGCTGGGTCCATGTTTCCGCCCATTTCATGGCGGATTGGAAAGTAACCTTTATACCCGCAGTCAGTAGCGACTGAGATGCCGATGATATGACCCTTGCCACGCGCCCAACCAGGGCCGGCCTCTAGCAATTCAGGGTCCCAAGTTTCAAGGTCGAATGCAATTGCTTTCGCGCCACTTAAGTCTGGCAGGTAGGTCGGAGCTTTCCAGCCTGTGTCTGGAATAGGCGGAATTGGCCGACGAACGGGCTTGACCATTTTGGCTTCTGGAAGCCAGAAAAGATTTGACATCAATTAGCCCTTGGCTGCGAGAATAACAGTACGGGACGGATATTTTATCATAGCGTACCGCTTAGTGAAAGCTATTTCTGCAGACCTATCCACAAAAGCTGAGAGGTACTTCAGCGACGTTGCAAAGTCACTCTTGATCCACTCACTGTCGAACTTGGCTTCTGCCATAGTCTCACCTGCCCAAAAGGACGCAGTATTTGGCTTTTCAAAAATGACCTTCGGATCATCCTCGGTAAATGGCTTTACCTGCTGCAAGAACTCTATCAACTCTGGGTGAACTGGCTCCATGTCGAGGGCTTCAAAGAAGCTACTAACGTCAGGCCATTCCGAGCCATAAACTGGCGAGGAAAGTCTGCTGCCGTCAGTAAATGTAATGTAGATTTGATGGCCGTCAAATGACATCGTGCCGAGCGGTTTCTTGAGCTTGGCCAAGACCGTGACTAGCGCCTTCGGGAAAGCAGCAGTAAACGGTAGTTGAATGTCTAGCTTCTGCCGGACAATATATGCGCCGTTAGTCGCATACGCATATGCCCCCTTCAGAAGCAGAGAAGTGGCCCAGATTTGAGGTGCCTCTTCTGGTACCAGCTTAGCCAAGTCGACTAGCATCTTAATGAGTCCGCCCGGCACTTGGACAAACTCAGCCCCTGGAACTGGTTCTGGCAGCATCGATTCCGTGTCCAAAGGCAACCAAGTACGAACTTTGCCAGAGACCAGTGTAAGTCGAGTCTCGGAGACCGAAAGTTTGGAAGTCTTGGTTGCTGCTTTGACGAGCATGTCACCATTTACACAAAACTCAGGGAAGCCTTCAGGAGTCGGGCAACTGAGCATTACATTTCGGAAGAACGAGTAAAGACGACCCTTGGTCGAGAAGACTAGCGCGGCCAAGCCGCCTTCGCCTTTAGTGATTGGCCTGACCATCTCCAACATGCCCTTTAAGTCAACAGTACTCATGCCACCTCCAACAGTTTCTTTAAGAGTGCTTGATACTCGCATTATGCCGCAAGTATCAAGCAGTGTACAGCTTTACTTAACTACGTTAAGGAACGGCACTGGGCCTGCGCCCATGTAGGTTGGCAGCTTACCATCCCACTTTTCGATCGCGTTCAGCTCAACAACGCCTGGGTTGTCGCGCAAAGCCTTACCACGGATAGTGATGGATTGTGCCTCGCCTTCTGCACGGGAGATGGCTGCATCTTTTTCGCCCTTGGCTTGCTCACGAGCTTTGTCGGCTTCAGCAATTACTTGCGCTACTTCATTGACGCGCTGAGCAGTCTTTTGTGTGGCTTCGATCTTGGCATTCAAAGCAGTCACTACCTTTTCTGGCAGACCAATCTCGCCGTTGAGGTAGAGGCTTTCGATGACCAGACCACGCTCAGCAAAGTGGTCCCGTACTCGGCCTTCGACATCAGCAAGAAATGCTTCCTTATTCGGACCATAAATTTCTTCAGCAGTCAGTTTCGAGGCAGTATTGTTGAAGGCAGTACGAATGACCTGAGGAACGTTAACCTGTAAAATCTCGTCCATTGACTTGCGGTAAGTCTGGAACAACAGCGGAGCCGAGCCAGGTTTGGCGCGTAGTGTCATGCCGATCGGTGTACTGATTTTCATACCGTCTTTGTCCTGGAAAGCAACGATACCAATATCCACATTCTGGTTGAATGTCGGGAACTTATATAGTTCCTCACTCGGGGTCAGCCACTTGTAGCCAACACCAGTTTCTGCCGGGTCAACACCTTTACCACTGCCCATAGTGTTTACGATAACACCAGTATAACCGCTTGGAACCTTTGAGCAGCTCGAGAATGCACCGATGGCGAGGGCCAGTACAATCGCGATAATCGCGTAAATAGTTTTCATTTTACTTCCTTAGTAGAACGGTTGAGGAGATAATTTACAGCCAACAGTGTAACGACCACCCACATGATGAGCAGTACCGTACCAGCGAAAATAGCCCACCAGTCAGGTTTATCGAGCAGTGCTGGAGCAGCCCAGCGAACGAAAGCAGTGGCAGCAGCATAGACTAGGGCTAGGAGCAACCACTTTGCAAGTTTGTCTGTGGCCATGTTACACCGCCATTTTGAAACGGATTGACGGACCCTGCTCAAACTTGCTAATAATCAAGTCGTCAGGGTGGAGATTGAAGATGTCTGAAGTATTCCGGCTCCAGCCCCACTGTGGAAGAGCTCGGTCAACTTGAGTTTCCAGGATTTGCTTGGCACCGTCTAGGTGGTTTAGGTAGACATGCGTGTCCGCAAAATGGCCGATTAGCGCCCGAGGCTCGAGGCCCAGCTCGCGGCAGACTGCCAACTGGAGAAAGCCGTAGGCTGCGAAGTCTGCAGGCATACCGAGTACAATATCGACAGACCGCATGGTGAACAGTAGATCCAGCGACTTGGTTTCGGTATCAATGAAGATTTGGAAACTATAGTGGCATGGCGGAAGAACAGCTTCGGCCTGGTCACTTGGGTCCCAAGCTGTAGCCAGTAGTCGACGAGAAGTCGGATTCCGACGTGCTTCATTGAGCAAAACTTTGAGCTGGTCGGTGCCGTGGAAGTCTCGCCATTTACTGCCGTAGATTGGACCGAGGTCGGTATTATCTGGCTTGTTATTGCGCTTATTCCAGTCTTCGAGGTTGGCACGCCACCAGTTGCAGCCATGAGCTTCAAAATCTGCAATATCAGTCAGACCCTTGATAAAGCAGGCCATCTCCCCGAAAGCGCTGCGTGGATTCAGCGTTCTGTGGGTGATTACTGGAAAACCATCTGCCCAGTCATGCTTGACCGACTGGCCAAAAAGTGCACGAGTACCGGTGCCTGTACGATCACTGCATTCGACACCTTTATCAAGAGCAGTGCTAAGCAAATGAAGATATTGACGCTCAAACAAACTTTGCATTATTCAACGCTCCAGGACAGGCTTTGTTCAATTCTGGTGTAACGGCCAGTTTGGCCGTTGAGAGAGATGCGGAGGGAAAAGCCTTGCAAGTTAGTGAGAATCCACTTACCATTGAAAGGTCCACCCACACAGGTGAGTACTTGCTTGCCATCATCGCGGTTATGGCCAATCATTTGAGAAACTTCCGAGGGTCTTGCTGAGGGTCAATCTTGTGCTTACGCAAGATTGCTGCAATGTCCGGCGCTTTCCAGCCAGCTGGCTTGATGATGTCAAAAGCGCTGCCATGCTTACTGTTTTCAGCTGTGCCGCGCTCCTTCTTCATGTTTGCTGTATGAACTTCATTCCACAACTCCTGAAGTGGAAGCTCACGGCCCATGTGTGTAACTCGATTGAAAAGGCCGTTGAGCTGCGACTTTATGAGGTAAACATTAACCCCAAGCCGTTCCGACTCAATAGCTCTATCACCAAGCAAGTGAACAGTACCCGCAGCGATGTAGCAAATATCAATAATGGCATCAGCCGCTTCGTCTAGGAGTTTGGAATCAGAAAGTTCCTTGAGTTCTTCTTTCTGACGGTCGATACGTAGTTTTGCCATCTCCTTGTCGTCGAGAGGGTTGGCAATAGTACCAAATTTTTGCAAAAATAAGCCTGCGTCTTTGACGCATTTATCAAAGTTGAGTTGTGACATGTTTGTTCCTTTACTATTGAGGAAATATTATAACGCTTTGTTGCTAGCTGTGTATAATACCATTTAGCTATAAGGGCTTGGAAAAAGGTAATAAAAAATAGGACCCGAAGGTCCTATTTGGCAGGTTGACGTCGCTTACGCTTCGTCGTGATTGACGTCCTGACCGTCTACGTCTTCATCAACTGGAGCAGCGTTGGCTTCAGCTTCTTCAGCTTCCAGCTGGGCCAGTTTTTCGGTTTGCTTGGCGATCGACTCGCGCAGCTTGACGATGTTTTCAGCACGCTTGCCGGCATTGGCAGCCAGTTTTTCAGCACGCTTGTTCTCGCGTTCCAGCTTGGAAGCAGCTTTGGCTTCTGCTTTGCTGGTGTCGACGCGGCGGGACAATTCCAGGCCGGTCGCTTTGCGCCAGTAGGTCAGCTGGCTGTTGGCCGAGGCGCGCGACATGCTGGTGTTCTTGATAACGGTGTCGATCACGTCGCTGGACGATTGGCCATTGGCGACGGCGTATTGAGCCAAGTCCCAGACGTAGCGAGCAGCGGTGCCTTGACCAGGGAAAGCTACTTCTTTATCGTTGACCAGGACGATTTCTTTGGTCGGCTTCAGGGAAGCGGTAGGCGCTTGAACTTGGGACATGGTGAATCTCCGATTGGGCTGGAATAACAAAGCTTGTTTGCTTGTCGATGTGTCCATTATGTCTGTAGGCGCCTAGCTTGTACATAGCCTAGACGCATTATTTTTAAATTATTTTGTCAGAAAGGAATGTCTTTCTCGTGCTGCGGGCAACCGACTTCTATGATGCGCATCGGAGGCTGACTGCCAAACTTCTTACACAGGCTATTCGGCTTATCGATGTGCACGCAGTTGAAGCAGTTCTTGACTTCGTTGACAGCTTGAATAATTTTGAGTAGTTGTTCGTTCACGTCACTCACCTTGATAGATTACATTGAGGATTTCGGGGAATCCTTTGGTCTTGACCCATAGCTTGAGCTTGACTGGCTTTTGAAGTTCAGCCCTTCTGCCTAAGAAGTCTTCGCAAGTTGCGGGTACTCTGTCATTTCCAGTGTTCTTGATCCACCAGTCGCGCGCCATTTTCTGCGCAGAACCTTTATGTTCCCAGCAGAGCCACTGGCTGTAATTCATAAACCCACAAGCGTAAGTCGCTCGAATAGACGGAGGCTTCCCAGGTTTTTGGTATAGCCCATAGTTAACCATTGTTACGTCAACATCTTCAATGACTAGCTCATCAGCCTTACTTCCATTTAACCCAGCAATTGCTTCTTCGTCAGAAGCCGAGCGAGTCAAGTCCACTGTGGGAGGCGGGAACTCATGGCCGCAGTCCTCGCATGTGTTAGCCCGTGTGGCACAGTAACTTTGGCACCCTGGGCATACTTTAACAGGAACGTCGCCAATTTGGAACCCACCACCCTCCTTTTTCTTCTTCTTTTTAGGAAGAACAGGATCATTGATAGGGCCCAAGTTTTCAATATTGCGGGCGAAGTCGAATACCAAGCAGCCATTGGCTTTTGGTCCAGCGGCAATGGCAGACAGCCGGCCAATAATCGTAGAGAGGTCATAGCCGTCTGCAAAAACAGGGCGAGTGCCTCGGCCAAGCATCTGAATATGCAAGCTGATAGATTTAGTTGGCCGCATCATGCCGATAAGGTCAATAGCGGGAAAGTCAAAGCCGGTAGTAAGAACACCCATATTGACCAGGGCGCGCATCTTGCCAAACTTGAACTCTTTGATTGTCTTGTCACGTAACTTACCAGACTTGGAGTGTACTACTCCTGTCCGGATTCCCAAGTCATTTAGGCACTCAGCAATATGCTCAGCATGCTCGATCGATGATGCAAAGATCAACCACTTCTTTCTATCATGACCTTTACTGACCATCTCGCGGCAGCATGCCTCAGTCACGTTCAGCTTATCAACTGCTGTTGCAACCTGGCCCATATTGTAGTCGCCGCCAACTTCGCCAACTTCCGATAAGTCAAATACAGTTTCTGTCGGCTTGGTGACCAGCTTGGCTAGATAGCCTTCGCGAATAAAGCGGAGGAACTTCTCACGGGAGCCGAAGTCGCATGCAATATGATTGAATAACCCACACTCCAGTAAATGACCGCCCTTAAGACGGTATGGCGTCGCTGTGAGGCCAATAACAACCAACTTTGGATTTTTCTCACGAAGCATGTCTATTGTGCGGCGGTAGGTGGTCTCACTAGCCATCGGGATAAGATGAGCCTCGTCCACGATGACTACTGACGGGTTCTCTACTTCATGCACCACATTTACAAATGACTGAATACCTGCTACAATCACTCTGCCACTTAAGTCTTTGGTTCGCAGACCACTGGAGTAGACAGATAGGCTGACGTTAGGCCATACCCATCGGATCGACTCAGCGTCATTTTCGACCAATTCCTTGACGTGAGTAAGCACAATTACTCGGCCAGTCTTGGGGAAGGTCGCATAAATATCACGAATAATCATCCCCAACAGTGAAGCCTTCCCGGTGCCAGTGGGAAGGATCATTAGCGGGTCGATGTGCCTACTGTTCTCTGCAAACGATTGCCATAAGTAGTTAACTGCCGCGTGTTGGTAGTCACGCGGCATAAACAGTTTCTTGACCAAAGCAGCCACTTACTGCCCCTTACATTTTGAGCGAGATGATAATATCTTGCGGCTTGATGTACTCAGCTCGTTTAGTCCAGCTGCCGCACGGGTTGTAGCAATCGAGGTCAGCTTCAACGCCATTGAACACGCAACCCCAGGTGCCTTGCTTATTCGGATAAGAATGGTCGCAAGTTCGGCAGTTTAATGCTGGCTCAGCCCCAGAGCGGAACCAGCAAACTGGTTTATGGTCGCAGAACCGGCAACGGTGGTCAGTCGATGACAAAGCAACACGGTCTGGGATTGGCCCGTATACCAGCTCTACTGACAGGTCCAACAAACCGTCTGCATACGCCTCGTCCAACTGTACCCATTCCGTGTACAGTCGATCGTCATTCTTGCATACAGCCATGTAGTAGGCACGCTTGACCTTGAACTTGCGCATGTAGCCTTGCATTTGGCCATAGTGCTGTGGCTTACTGCCTTTGACGCCTTTCTTGACCAAGTCGTCGAATGACTTGAGACTATGGGTTTTGAACTCGAGGACTACCCATTCATTTGGGTACTCAGTGAAGCCGTAAGCAAAGCCATCAAGCGATCCACCAACGTGGCCGTCGCAGTGGGCAGTCTTGAACTGCTTACCGGTTTCCGGGTGAACCTCTTCGACTTTGATACCCAGTACACGTAGGTAATTGACAAAGCGCGGTTCCTCAGAGTGACCGCGGTCAAATAGTCGAATAACGTTTGGTGGAAAGTCTGACTGGTAAGACCAGCGGAAGTCCATCCAGGTTTTGCGGCTACACTCTTGGCCAATAATTGATAGGCCCAAATGCGGACGCCAAGGAAGTTCTTTTCTTTCCAGGCTGATAGCTTGATGAAGGGCGTGGAAGTCTTCAATCTTCTGTTGAGTAGGCGTCATAAATATCCCTGGTTGTAAATGTTTCTTTTAATGGTAAGCCCTCACTGGGAGGGCTTGGTATTACTATTGGCTAGCGATGGGCGTACTTTGTTCGGCAACCAGCCGCTTATCGATTACAGAAGCATAACCTGCAATATCGTGCCAGTTGTCCGCGTAAGTCACATCGCCAGCGAGGATACGGGAGACTTTATGCTGGATCATATCTAGCGCTTCTTTTTGGTCCGCAGCCAGCTCTTCCCACTTTGGCGAAGCCCGCATACGATTCTTGAGGTCTTGGCTAATCAAGCCATTCTCTTGCAGAGTACCGTAACGGCTTTGACGTGCGGCAGTAGTCGCGTTTACATCAGTAATCAAAGTACCCATTATTGTTTGTCTGCCCGTGCGATTGCTTGTTCATCGGAGTAGCTCAATGAAGCATAACGCTTAGAAAGCTTGTTGATATTGTGCTCGAGAGTTTCCTCTCTGGTAATACAGAGCTGTGCTCGTACGCCTTCTAGGAAAAACTCAAGATCACCGAGTTCTTCTACTACGTTTTCACGGTCAATTGGCTTGCCGTAGATGGCAGCTTTTTTGATGGCGTCGAGCAGTTCGCCTGCCTCGCCTGAAACGCCAACCCCCATGTGCAGCAAGTTGGCCAGGCCTGGGGTCAATGTATCAATAACAGCTTGACCGGGTTTAATCAAGGCTGCTACCATGTCGCTATGTTTAACTGTACTCATCATTTACTTCCTCTTGAAGTGTCGCAAAGATCAAGCGCACGCTGCGCATTGGCCGTATTAAAATGGCCGAAATGACATTCGGCCATCGGAATTTCCAGCTGTTTAGCAAGCCATTGGTAGCCTGCACGACGTTCCATTTTAGCTTGAATCAAGTATGAATGGAAATGCTGTTTAGCTATTGCTCTTAGTGTTCTTAGAGCTTTATCCGCAAGTGTGCCGAGCGGTATTGCAGTGTCTGGGTGGCAACCGACGTAGGCTTCACCGCAACCTTGGCAGGAATAAGCAAAAGGCCATACCCCAATCGAGCTACCGTAAATCTCGGCGTTGTTGCAAAGTTTGACTGTTCCCCCACAGCAAGGACACTCAGTAGGAATTGCGATTGGGTCTTTGACTCGCGCAACTGCAGCGCGACTGACGTAGGGCAAAGGGAAGGGAGCTGGCGGCGGGCTCCACTGTGGGCGAGCTTTAAAATCAACGTCCATTCTTCCGTTCCTTGGCTGACGCGCAGTCGACACAAATATCCACGCCCGGCAGGCCTTTGCGACGGCGCTCAGGAATCGGCTCGCCGCAGTCGTCGCCAAAAGCGTCTTTCGCTTTACAGAATTCTGCAGATATGCCGGAGTACATTGGCTTATGGCTGGACAACAGTGCTGTAATTTCGAGTTGCTGAACATTAGAAGCTTGATCCAGCGGGTCGGATACGTTTGCATTGTTTTCAAGGGTGTTCAACGATAATACCTCGGTCTTTTAAGTATTTGATTGCTTGTTGAGTAGACTCAGACCAACGGCCGCTGCCCAGCGGAACTGGGCAGACTACTTTGCTGACGATGCTACTTGCTGCAATGGCACCGGCACAAGCCAGGCATGGCGCTCGGGTTACGAACATCGTCAGGTCTTTACCCGTCGAGTTGATAAGTGCATTGACCTCAGCATGGACTACAACGAAGGTCGAGTTCTCAGGAGTGACAAGACTGTCGTCGTAGCCAGGAGGGGCACCATTGAAGCCCAATCCGCGGCAGCATCTGCTGGCATCTACCATCACAGCACCTACCTTCGCTTCTTCTTTGCTCCATGCTGCCGTATGCTCAGCCAAAGCCATGAAGCGTTGCTTCCACTTGTCGTTCATACTGTTCTCTTAGAGCGAATTGCAAATAGAATTATACCCCAGTTTTAAGGCTGGGGTACAATTATTTACTCAACCAATTACCAAGGTTGGGCTGGTGCAGTAACAGCAGCTGCTGTGTCGACTGGAGCGACTGTCTCTGTCTCTGGAGCAGCTTGCTCAGTTACCGGAGCAGCTTGAGCCGGAGCAACTGGGGCTGGCTTGGAGACTGGGGCAACAGGAGCCGCTGGTTTTGCAGGGGCAGAAGTGGTGGCTGCAGCACCGGCAGCAGGAGCACCGCCACCCAGGGCGCGGAAACCTTGGATTTCGTTGCGAGCTTCGAAAGCAACACCGCTGGAAGCATCACCAGGAGTATTGTAGGTAGCTTTACCCTGCTTGATACGGCCTTCGTGTGGAATACCGCACAGCTGCTCGACCGACGACAGGTTCATCACACCGATAGCATGGCACAGCGCGGACAGCTGACGCTGGCCGATGTCTTGCGCTTCCGGATTCGGGTTGGTGTAGTTGATGTTGCCGAACACAACACGGTTGGCATGCTCGCCGGTATCGACTTGACCCTGAATACGAACTTGCAGGGAGATATAGCTACCAGTACCGGCTTTGGTTGGCTTCAGTTCAGCTTTTTCGACAACCTGACGGTACCAGCCCGCTGGGATCATGTCAAAGGAGTTTTCAGCTGGAGCGACGGTTTGAGCGTTGAAAGCGAGTTGAACGGACATGTTAAGTTTACCCATTTAAGTTTACACTGTAGAATGGCACAGTGTCTAAGCCGTGGCACATTATGCACAAGTTAGATTAACTTGTACATCTTTATTTCTAAATATCCATGCCCATCTTGGCGAGGATATGGACAATCGAAGGATACTCAAGCTCTTCCAGCTTACCACTACGATCTTTCGCAGTAATTTCCCAGTTGGCCTTAGTGCGTAGCTGACGGGTACCGTTTGCTGCGACTTCCAAGTACATCACTGTGTCTAGGAGATATGGCAAGCCAGACTGGAGCATTTTCCCAGGGAACTTCATCATCAACGAAATTGCGCCTGTCACGTCATCTTTTGCTTTCTCAGCCTTCGCTAGGAAGATGATATGGTGGTGAGTCGGTAGGTCGCGGAAGGCCTTGACAAGGTTCAACATGTCTTGGCCCATTACACCGTAGGCTGCGCGACCATCTTTATTGACAACAAGAGCTTCAGCTAGAACAGTTTCCGCAACATCCGAAGCCGAGTCGATAATCACCGACTTGTACTTCAATGCGTCTGGGGTCTGGAGCCATGCGTAGATTTCTTTCAGCTTATCGATCGAATGGCAATCGATATATGGAACGTTGTAAGTGATCCAAGACAGGTCTTCGCCATACACTTTGGCGATGTTCGTTGGAGATAAAGACAACAAGCCTTTTTCGCCGTTGATGAGCAGAGGGAATGGGCAGGTTGCAGCAAGAAGTGTCTTGCCAGCGCCTGACAGTCCGTAGATCACCATCCGAACTGGACCAGGTGGAGCCTCGTCTGTTAGCTTAATTTCCAAGGTGTAACTCCTTGTTTTCGTTCGTCTATTCTATAGGAAAAGGATGTTACCGAGTACTGTTATTTCCTGTCAATCAGAACAAGTGATTAGGTTTGCTGTACCTATACGGCAAACCTATCACCTTGGCTACTAGACTGGGTCAATGCCGCCTGGTAGCTTCTTGACGGTGAAGCCGGGAGTACCAGCCTTACTGACGAGAGCGTCTTCAACAATTTCCTTTTGCTCAGCGGTCAACGCCTTGAAAGCTGTTGCGCTGAAGTTCGGCTTCGGAACAAAGACAGCGTAGTATAACCGATCGTCAGCAAGACGTTCTTTGACCGAGGGTAGTTGGCTCTCGTCAATGGTGATGTTGACAGTGTTCTTTACCTCGACTTTGGCGCCGGAGTCGAAAGTGATGGTTTTGCTGCCGACTTTGGTATGACCAGCGGCTGCCACCATTTCAAGACGAGCCTTTAGCTCTTTGGTCTGGGCAGCAGTCAGTTCTGCTTTGATTACGAGGTATTGCTCAAGCGACATAGCCATTTATTTAGCTTCCAGGACAAGTGACGCAGGCTGGGCTACTGCACGGATCAAAGCCATGAAGCCAGTTTGAATATCGGTCTTGGCAATAGCTGCCCAACGAAGTGGCTCAGCGTCGAGAATCTCCCGGTAGCGGTAATCGCCCGCTTGGCCAGGCTGTGTAACTAGCAAAGCATGTACCTCGTTATGCAAAGCCAATACCTCTGCCTCTTTGATCTTAATGCGGTTCATCAAATCGATTTCGACCTGGGAAAGGTCGCGGTAGCCTTTAATTTGCTTATGCTGGTTGTCCATTCTTTTCGATCTCTTGGTTAACGATATCAATAATGACCAGGTTCAAGGCCAATAGTTTTTTGAAACGAGTCAAGGCTACGTACAGTAGGTTGCGCTCTTCTTCGGTAATGTCGTCTAGCTCTTTGAAGTCGTTGGCAAGTATTCCGTTATCGTACTCGAGACCCTTTGACTTGTGGGCAGTTGTCAAAACGATGTCAGGGTTAGGCGGTTTCTTATACGCTTTGAGAGTGGCAAGTACCACGTTCAAAGTGTAGTCAGCCTCCATGATAACGAGGCGTCGGAGCTCTGGCGAGCTAGCTGACTCTTCGACAATCTCGAGCCAACTATTGTATGGCATAAGCGTTGGATGCTTGACGCCGTTCATGTTGCCGGTCTGCAGCGAGATTGCTGCCTCGACCAACCGGACTAAGTCCTTGACGTCTGTGTTCAGCTCGACCTTTGCCCCTTGAGGGATAAGAGTCATTGCCAGACTCAGTAACCCAGCGTTGGTACGAAACAGACAAGTGTGTGGACCAATAATCTGGCGTCGGTCAACCATCCGGGTTTGGCCAAGACCCTTGACTGTGAACTTTGCTGGCTCAAACATATTCAATAGGTAGTTGGCAACTTCAGCGACACCCTGGCTGAAGCGGAAGGACTCAGTCAAGAACGCTTCTCGAGCAACAACTTGCTCCATGGCATTAACGGATCCGCGCCAGGCGTAAATCTGCTGGTATGGATCGCCAACTAGGATTTTCAGCTTGGCAGACATGCTGGAAAAAATATCCAGTACGCAGGCGTTTGTATCTTGAGCCTCGTCAAGCATCACTACTTCATAGCGATCCATTGGATTCTTACTGAGCTGGAACAGCTTCAAGTAAGTATCATGAGTCGCTAGCGTATTGCAGTTGACGTCAATCCGTTCCTTCCAAAGTTTTTTGGCAGCGCGAAGAACTTCGGGTCCAACTGCATTGCAAAGAACTGGATCAATATGCTCACTTAGTCGTAAGTGATCGAAGCCCAGGGCTATGTCAGCTGATTGCTCAAATGCCGCAACTGTCGCGAGAACACAATTACCAATTACAGATGGCGGTAGCTGGGAGCCATCAGCTTTTCGAGAGCCGGCAAGACGCATCGAGATTGCAATCTCTTTGCCAGTTCCCTTGACGTTAACATATGCACCATACGGACGTGATAGTTTTCCAGCTTCTGACAGGGCCCGGCCGAAAAAGCCGAAAGCCACGCTATGGGTAGTTTGGCAGGTTACATGGTCTGGCATGCGGGCATACGCCTCAGTTGCCATGTCCTTGTTGAAGGCCATGTATAGCGTTGGCCGCGGATCCTGGTCAGCAGACATTACCAAGGTGGCAGTCTTACCTGTACCAGCGCCAGCAATTACCTTCAAGACTCCGTCAGTTTTGGCGAGGTCAAGAATGTGTTGCTGCTCCACTGTGGGTGGATGCGAAGGCGGCCGAATCTTCGGTGGCCGCACATCCGCAAGGTTCAACTCAATCATACCGAGGTTCCTTATAATGGAAATCTATTATATAACAAACGGCCGCTAGGCCGTTAGAGTGTTTAGCTATAGTTTACACAATCAACGAGTAGTTTCGGTTATTAAACAGTAGCTTACCTTCCAGTACCAAGCGCTCAAGCAACTTTTCGCGCTTAGCCTTGTTAG